TTAATCTGTCAGGCATAATTCCCGCTCTACCTCGCGACGATTCTTTAACCCTTTCCACGACTGACCATCAGCATATATCCAGCGGCGTAACTCATCGCAAGCGCCTTTGATGTCGCCAGTATTGAGCTTTTTAAGCAGCGTAGATTGGATAAAAGCATGCTGCCCGACGTTATAGGTGAACGAGTACAGAGCCGCTTTCTGGTATTGGCTTAGTGGGATTTTCACAGCTGCATCAACAATGCGTTGTACCGGCGTCAGATCTTGTTGCAATAAAGCATCGCATTCCGCATCAGAATATTTTTTACTGGGGATGATATCTTTACCGGTGTGGCCATCGCATACAGTGAGGACATTGACGACATCGTAGTAAGCCACATACTTGCGGCCCTCTAATCCATCTTCACCACCTAGTAATACACCAGCAATAGCCAGTGCTCCGAAAGCAGAAACACCCATTAACTTACTGCGAAGAGTTGGAGACATTTTATTTCTTCCGTAATTGAAATTCTTTTCGCTTATAGTGCCAATTCACAATAAAGGTTCCCGTCGTGCAGACAATACCGACTACCATGGCCCATTCGTTTAGAGATAACGCACCAATCGTTGTTGTTAACCCGCCGAACCACAAGGATATCGCGCTGGAATATTTATCCATCTTCATTGTCTCCCCCTGCCAGTTGGCCTGGGCATATATTTGCTGCTTTTGGAAAATAGCTCGCCGCCGTGCCCCATCCAGACGCAGAGATTATTTGAGGATAATTGATGCTGGCGATGAACTATAAAAAACCACACAAATAGCGAGGCCTAATAATTTAAATTATTATGTAAAAATACCGTCTCTTTCGGTGATAATAAGCCAACAACATAGACAAAAGGAAAATTGCTCGATGAATACCGGTTTTATTCTGCTCTGTATTTATGTAGTTGGCGTTATTATTTCTACTTTCATTATTTTCCCGCTGACACGTGACCAGAGCTTAGTAGTAAGGTGCTTATCATCACTTTTAATTGGTATAACCTGGCCCTTAAGCCTGCCCGTTGCCCTGCTGCTCTCGATGTTCTAATTAATACGCGTTAGGAGCTGAGCCCAAAAGTATCGGGCCTCATCAATGCTTGGGATAAAATGAAAAAACCCCGCCTGAGCGAGGTTTATTTGACTGTATGAGTGCAACTGCACAACCAACTGTTATCAGACTAATGCACTTTTTGCGGCCGCACCAACACTTTTATCATAAAAAATTAATTTTGTATTTCGGCGTCCATCTCAAGGCGAATATCCATCATAGCAAGGCAACCATCAACAAAGCCCTCAGCCATTTGTAGATTTATTCTTATTGCTCTTTCGTCTTTCTTTTGTTGCCTTGCAATAGCACGTTTGGATTGATTATAGACATAATGCCGAATGACCAATTCCCACTCATCATACCGATGACGTTTTAAACGAGAAACACATCCATCAACGGCTAATCCATCATCATCACAACATGAAGGTCGTGATGAGGTGGTGTATGGGAGTAAACCTTTAAACCCTGCGGCAATAGAGGAATAGTCAATACCTGAATTATCTTTAGCCCATACACCCCAGCGCTCAAGAACAAGTTGAATATTACGCCTTGGTTTTTTCTGCCCTGAAGGCAAGTTTTTCGATATTCGCATCATAACTCTTCTTCCTTCCGTGAAATATACTGTGTGTGCATAACGCCCCGTCCTAATTAGGGTCGATGGTGGCGCTATTAATTAAATGGGGGAGTTTATGGAAAATATGGCATTTCCAGGCCCCTGCCCATTTGGAGGTTTAATTGCACAGCGCGGCAATACATCACAGTATTTGAGGCAAGTTATAGGGGCTGCGTGCTTATCTGCCCACAAGCCGCTATGACGAATATATTTTGTTAAATAGTTGACGTAGCTGTATCTCAACTTGATTTTATAATGCAGATACTGCCTGACTTCGAGCATGGCCGGTGTCAGTATGTTATTGTCAGATTTGATAAATGATAGTTGTGTCATCTTGCCCCCTTGAGTGATGACACAACAACTGCTTAGGTTGTCAGTTGTTCAGGCCGACAGAGCTATTATTCCGTTAAACATCGGGCATTGAAATTGTATACCCGGCTATTTCTGCCAATTCGATTAATACCGGTAAGGTCGCGACAAACTGATTATCTCTTAAGTGTTCCACACTCACTATCTCACCATGTTCGCAACGGAGTAAAACTGTACCATCCGAAGGCAGAAGCTTAATCAAGTTTTCTATAGGAATCATTAGGTAACATCCTTATATTATTAACCCCCTACAGGGGACCCGATTAAACTCGATTTCCCTTCTAACTAAATTAATTAAAGCCACATATTAGAAATAGCTGACATAACCCCATGAAAGAGGAAATATCAGCTGCTCTCATTTTATTAAGTGTCTTTTTCCCAAGGGCATAGCTCGGTTAACGCGGTTTCCAGCGTGGAGATATCGTCAGAGCTGAGCAATGGGATCAGCTTTTCAATTTCATCATCTGGTCGTTTATAAATCCGTAGATTTACGATCCTCGTAATGACATCTTCAGAGAAACGGTATTTTATGACCCGAGCCGGGTTGCCACCGACGACGGCATACGCAGGAATATCTTTTGTGACAATACTCCCTGCCGCAATAACAGCGCCCTCACCGACCGTAACACCTGGCATAACCATACAGCGCATTCCAAGCCAGCACCCATCATTCAGTACGGTATTCCCTCTGGGCTGATAAGATTTTTTCACCATACTCATAAAGGGATAAAGGCTAATAAAATCAATGGAGTGATTATGATTCCCGCCCATTAATATTACAGCTTCCGCACCAATACAGACATAATCACCAATAATAAGTTGGTCAATATGCCCAAGCGGCTCCCATTGCTGGCTGACGTTGTCGCCGTGGAGATAACGAACAACCGAATGTTCAAACCCATCGTCCCAACAGTCACTGTAGTAACTATGTTGGCCTCTGATCAAAATATTCGGGTTCTTGACGGAAAGATGCAGATACTCGACTTGTGACCAGTGTTTATTTTTCATGACTTTTTCCTTTTCGATAAAAGAAAGCCACGGAACGTGTTGATTTCGTGGCAGTGATTATACGTTCAGATAACCACTGCTTTTAGCTATTCGAGGATGGAACATCAGCGGACAACGGAAATAATTTATATTCATAAAAACCACCTTTTGTCTTATTTTAAGTAGATTTTCTCATATGTTCAATTGTGATTTTTTATAACTAACCTTTTAGCACTAGAGTTGCCTACCGCTACGTAATGGGTATTTTTGATCCCAGCCCAGTTTGGGCTGAAGATGGGCATCTTTGTCTGGGTAGCTTCAACCTCCACGTTAAACAGCAACCAGATTAAATCATAGGGTTATATCAAAGTACAACTAAAGAGTTATTTATATAATTAAACCTTTGGTTTATAATCTTGATATGAAAGAAGAAAAAAGCTCACTGGAACCGCCTATTGCGGCTCGACTTTATCACTTAATGAATAAAACCGGCGTGAATAAGTCGGGGCTTGCTCGTATCTGCGGAATAACTCCTCAAGCCGCTGGTCGCTGGTTCACGAAAGGAAAGATAAGCAAAGATTCGGCATTAAAATTATCTGAAGCCTTTGGTGTTTCCCTTTCCTGGTTGCTAAGTGATGAAACGGATAACCCAGAGCTCCCCACCGTCTCAGAAGTCGTTTTAAGTGAAAGACAAAGGGAATTGCTGAATTTGTTTGACCGACTACCTGAAAGTGATAAAGACAATTATATTGAAGCACTTAGGACCAAAGTTGAGAACTACGACAAGTTATTCAATGAGCTATTGAAATCCAGAAATATCAAAGAATTATCCTTAAAGTAGAAACAATAGACAAAATAAATCACCAATGAAACCAGCTCTTGCTGGTTTTTTCGTCTAAATTTCAAAATATTAACCCTATGATTGATAATGAAGTAAAACTAATGATTGATATCAATATAACCCTATGATTTAATCCACTCATCAACGGCACAGCAGCCGCTTAGGTGAGCAAGTTCTGACAATCTGAAAGCAGATAAATCGTGAGTAAAGCATAATTTTTGGAATAAGAATGGAATATAAAAAGATAGACTAAATAACAACTCCATCAATATAATCAACCCACTCATACACCAATTTATATAAGGAGGATTGCCATGTTGACCCGTGAAATGTTTTTAGTTTCGCTCGTCCTTAGCGATCGTCATTGCTCAAGCATTACTGGTATCGTGCTGCGATAACCTGCTTGAGCGAAGCTAACTAAACAATCTGAGAACTTCCCTCCGGCTTACCGGTTATCGTCAGTAATTTTTGACGATAGGCATTTTTATGCCTGAAATCTGGATAAGCATCATGAGTACATTACTTTCTGCGCAATCTGTCAGCTACGACAACACCTTCGGTCCGTTACTGGCTGAGATTTCTTTTAGCCTGAAAAAAGGCGACCGCATCGGCCTGATTGGGCATAACGGCTGTGGCAAAAGTACCCTTCTGAATATCCTCAGCGGTGCACTATCTATGACCTCTGGCACCATCACAACAGCAAATCAATGCTTGATGGCCACGGTAGAACAGCATCTGCCCTGCGCATTAAACGAAGCTACGTTGATAGATGCGGTGCTCAATCATCTGCCGGGCAGCCTGCACCAACCGGAACGCTGGCAAGCCGAAGTCCTACTCGCCACACTGGGTTTTGAGGAAAACGTATGGTCACTGACTGCCGCAACTCTGAGCGGCGGGCAACATACGCGCCTGCTGCTAGCGCGAGCTTTGATCCGCCAGCCGGATTTACTGCTGCTGGATGAGCCCAGTAACCACCTGGATTTACCAACTCTGCTATGGCTTGAACAGTTTCTACAAAATTGGGGAGGCAGCTTTGTACTGGTATCGCACGACCGCAGCCTGCTCGACCGCGTGACCAACTGCACCTGGATCTTGCGCGATAAAACCCTGCAATTTATTCGTCTACCCTGCTCACAAGCCAGGCTGGCGTTAGAAGAAAAGGATAGCGCCGATGCTCATCGCCATCATGCAGAACAAAAGGAGATCGACCGAGTAGCGAAAAGTGCCAAACGGTTGGCTATCTGGGGCAGCGTGTATGACAACGAAAAGCTGGCTCGTAAAGCCAAGCAGATGGAGAAACAAGTTGATCGAATGAAGGAAGATCAAACTCTATTAACGGCCGGCAATCAATGGCAATTGCGGCTCAATGGTGAAGCATTGCCTGCTGATCGTGTGCTGGCACTATCTGATTTGCAGGTGCGTCCTGCGCCGGATGCACCTGTTTTATTCGAACTGGATGAAGTTAGAGTAAAAAGTGGCGATCGCATCGCGCTAGTTGGCCGCAATGGCTGCGGTAAGTCATCGTTATTACATAGCTTATGGCAGGAATTTAACCAGCCAGAAACCTCCGATGCGGGTATAGTTTTTCATCCAAAAGTCCGTATGGGATATTACGATCAAAGCCTACATCAATTACACGATGACGATTCAATCAGCGACGCGCTGACGCCTTTTGCACCATTGACGGAAGACCAGCGAAAAATGGCGCTGATTGGTGCGGGCTTCCCTTACCTGCGGCATCAACAAAAGGTAAGTACCCTAAGCGGTGGTGAACGTTCACGGCTGCTGTTTATCGGCTTAACACTGGCAAACTATTCGTTACTGCTACTGGATGAGCCGACCAACCACCTCGATATAGAAGGTAAAGAGGAACTGGCGGAAACACTAAAAACGTTCAAAGGTGCAGTATTATTGGTGTCACATGACCGCATGCTAATTGAGCAAAGTTGTAATCGCTTCTGGTTGATCCACCAACAACGGCTCGAAGAGTGGCACGACCTGGCTCCGGTTTACAACATTCTGGCCGATAAACCAGTAATAGCGCCGAGTTCAAGTTCAGCCATTGCTACAGCTGCTATTACCACCCTCATGAAAAGTGAGGAAGATTATTTGCTGACAGCCTTGCTGGATCTGGAGGCCAAACTGGCCGAGGATTTGGCGCGGAAACCTAAACACCAAAAAATCACATTACAACGTGAGTGGCAGCAACAAATCGACGAGCTTAATAGTCTGCTAGGTTTAAGAGAGTGAGGACTAACGGATTCAAAAGTTTTTAACTCAAATATCCGCTGGGTGTATGACCAATAAGCCTCATCAGTTTCTGATGGGGCTTATTCCATGCTTTCAGGTTGCTGGCTCCCACAAAAATCAGTACCAGTAAACATAAATCGCCAACTAGACAGTATAACTCTCGCCATAATTTCAAACTATTTTCAGAGCCTCGCTCGCTATAATCCTAGGGTATTACCTGTGACAACATTCACCATTATCTATCTGGATTCCCATAGAAATGAGTGGGTAAAAATTTCGTCGGTTGAACCTGGCTAAAATAATCAATGTAGAAACCATGGCCGGATATCGATTATTTATTTTTTTATCAGAGATAAGAAAAATATTTACTCCACGAAAAGGCTAAATACAGAGCTTTCTTGTAGAAAATCTATTGAGCAATAGATATACAGTGGTACTGCTTTAGTTAACACCATAAGGAAATGGATGCTAGGGAAAAAGACAAACTGGAAAAAATGGTATTTTCCGGCGATATTGTCATGCTTAGCGACATTCATGGCCCTGCCAAGCTATTTTATATTGGTGAAAACGGTAAGCTTATTTGCACCGATCCACTTAGTTTTCATTTTGATGGTGCGAAAAAGATTATCGCTGAATTTAATAGCTCGGTGAGTAGAAAGGATTATAGTCACTCTGAAGGAAAACCACGACCAACACAGGTTCAGCGTTTGGTACGTGCTTCTGTACCTGATTTGCCAGCACAGCAAGCCTTCCGTACTATTAACACCAAGGCTGCGGAGCGACTGCTGGCTGCCGGAGGCGTTTACAACGGAAATGTTGAAGGTTATACGAAAACAGCCCAAGATTTAGGCGGTTAAGCAAGCTAAAGCAAAAGTGTTAGCTGACGGTACTAGAGAAACGTTCCCTAATGGAAATATGGCGGATGCTCATGCCGAAATAGGTGCTCTTCAACAAGCACATGAAGCTGGGGTCTCGAAGGGAGCCGATATAAACATGGTTGTGAGCGGTAAAGATGTCTGTGGTTACTGTAGAGGCGATATTGCTGCAGCCGCAAATGCCGCTGAAGTAAACTCGCTCACTATACATGCTGTCGATAAATATGGTGACCCAGTAAAATACACATGGGAAACAGGAATGAGATCTATCAAGGTGGCTAAATGAATAAAGATATGGTGTTAGGCGGTTATTTCTTTAGCCCTTCTGGTGATAGGGAACAGTTAAAACCTTTAAAGAACCCTTCTGAGGATGACTTACTCCAAGTCCTTGAACTTTTCCGTGATAACGTTGGTGTGTTGGGTATGAAAAATAACGCTTGTGACGATATCGATCCTGAAGAGTTATCTTTATACACTGAATCTGGACGCTATATGTTGTTGCTAGGTGAAAATGATTGTGATGGTGAATATAACGTCAGGACGTTGCACAACCTAAACTCACCAGGTGGCTTGCAGCTTATGCACGGTGAACCTTATGGAGCATCAACTATAGTTGATGATTTTGATCCGGTGATCACTGCTTTTCGAGAGTATCTAGCTACTGGTAATGTATCGACAGACCTCCTTTATTAATATTGCTTAAGTCATCAAAATGGCGATCCAACCCAGCACCATTGCTAGGTTTTTGTGCTTGATCCCGACATCGTAATTACTCCAATAACGCGTCAAAACTCATGCTTTATTAACGCGTCAAGGATATCCGAATTGGTAGTTTTGAGATTTATTAACGCCAATAAATTTGATGAAAACATCATGCTGCAGATGATTATATTTTTTGAGATAACTTAGATAATTAATTGACAAGCCATATAACCTTATATTTAACAAAGTATTATTTATTCAAATTATGGGGATATAACAACATTCATAAGAAAACCGCATTATTAGACAAGAGATAAAAAACATTGACACCCTCATGAAATATCCGTTGACCAATCAGCTCTGTCTTTAGAGCTACCATGGTTTTTATAACACCGAAACTTTCCCCTACGGCGTGGAGTTCTGTATTCATTCCCTCTTCGGGAAAATTCTCAATTAAGATATCCTCGCCACTTTTATTTTGAAATCTCTCGCTCATAAAATATTCATATCAATAGCATTCCCTTCGGCATGTCTGATTCTTAATGATGGCGCTACGTTAAGCCCTCTCATACCGTACACTTTTACCATATTCTGTGTAGCTTTAATGCTTTTCGCAGTGTCCATACTGCCATCGATCTTTTAATGCGCCCATTGGATGCAAACACCCGTTTCAACCCGTACATATTCAGGCTTGGCAAGGTTTTTTGATATTTTACAAGACCAATGCATCAAATAAACCCTCTCTGGGGGATTAATGTTGCAAATATAATTACTGCCGCGCAAATCTTATTAATTTAGATATAAAATTATCAATGCTTATTTTAAATGACGGACTTAATAATGAATTCCCTTTATAAGTATTATTATCTATATACCAATGATAATACTCAACGTCATTGAACCATCTATTTTAACATTCTCTGTAATGGGGCCTTTCATATCAGCAACACTGCCAAGTCTCGGCATGACTTCAATATCAGCACTGAATACTTTTCCTGGTGCTTTTGTTGCATTAGCATGGACCCAGCTCAGCCCATTCAGTGGCCCAATGCTTAATGATAAAATAGCCGCAGCGGCTTCTTCCTGTTTACGGAAATATTTTGCAGTACCATCAACCTTTGCATTTGAAAAATAAACGCCGTAATCACCTATTTTTCCGGCGCCATTAACAAAACCTAATCCATAGCGACCTCCGGACGTGCTACTGCCAGCACGGTTATCGCTACCGGTCACGCTAACGTAGGTTTCAGCATCACAAATTACTGACCAGTTTTTGGTTATTGAAGGCAATACGGTGAGTGCCGAAGGTTTAACAGTATGCCCTGCAATTTCACCGACGTTATAGACTCCGCCGTCTGGAGCCATGATAATACAACCAGGGGGGCTCACCTGACCTTTGACTGTTAATTCTGCTGTTGGTGCTTTTGCGTTTGCTGCATTGAAGCCAAAAATCAAATAAGACAGTGCTGTTAGTGCTATCAGTTGCTTTTTCATGTTTATAGTCTGAGGTTATTCTAATTATATTAGAAAATGTCAACACAATTGAGGTTATCAAAGTGATAATTTTATCAAAATTTGATATTGATCAACATTTTTCCTTATTGAGGTGATTAAACAATAAACAAAAAGGGGCGTATATCAGAATGGAAGCTGACTTATTGTAAGATATTTCTTATGCGAGATAATTTATTGTTATTTTTACAACAATAAATACGGCTCTGTTGCAGTAATCCGTCGTCAGGCAATATGTTATTTTTTACGATGTTTTCTGCGTATACCACTGAAAATACAGCACTGTTCATTGATATGGTCGCGCAATGTATTTGGCTTGAACCTACACAATTTGGAGGAGATGATGGCAGAGTACGGTATTATCATTGACCATTCCCCGCTTTACCATTGAGTCACGGAGTGCCCCTGCGTCCATAGCCATTTACGTTCAAAATATAGATTGACTCTTTTCACTGTCCGGCGCAGCAGTTAGCTTTTCATGGCCATCAACCTGTCGATATGTTCACATTTCTGGTGGTAATACATAGATAAAGAACGTTGCATTAGATTAGTTAGGCGTCATTTTGCAAACGATGAAGCCGCTAAGTACTTCTTTCAAAATTTCATGAGATCAGAAGTTTAGCCGGACGATTGTATGAAAAGGAAAAAGGTAAGAAATTTGCGATGAAACTGCTGGGGCATAAATCGGAGAAGATGACGAACAAGTATCTTGATACGAGGGGTAAAGAATACGTAATGCTATAAAAGACCGAATATCAGATTTCGATAAAATTTCGATAAACAACAAAATTCACCTTTAAAATCAATTAGTTAAAAAGATACCGAATACGATTCCTCTTTTAGATTTAAAAGAATTTTTCTTTTTAAAATCAAATAATTAAATCGATATCACCTCAAAAAACACCTTCCATTACCTTACTTCCCTAGCCTTTAAATTCATATAGTTAACTGCTAATTCGGAACCATTCGTAAAAATTTCGATACGTTGAATGCGTTCGTGTTGTGTTCTGTAGCAAGATACGATTAAGTCTGACTGCCAGCTATGAGCGAGAAGCGGATATAACCGCCTCAAGATAAAGGCTTTCGGTTATATATGCATGAGATTTTAATTAGGTATTTTTTACGGCGTCGGCTACTTTTTCAGCGATTTCTCTTACAGTAAACATTGCAGAATTTAGGGCTACTTTATCAACCAAAGACGGACTTAACTTCATAATTTCATCTTTAGTAATATTGTGCCATATAGGCAAGATAACTTTATCGCCTTCCATTTCTCTAACTACTAATCCGTTAAGCTCATATTGTGTCCAGTTTTTCTCAAAAAACGCCTTAGAAAGAATAATTAAACCATATTTTGATTCAGCTAAACCTTTATCGATTGAACGGCGCAAACTATCACCAATTCGCAATGTATATTCGTCATACCACACTGATAAACCAAGTTCGATCAATTCATCCGCGAGTGGTTTAACAAAATCAGCCTTATCTTCAGAGGCATGAGAAATGAAGAGATCTGTACCTGTTTGTTTCGATTTTTTTTCTGATGGGAACTTAATTTCTACATTTTTTAATTGGGACAAAATACTCTCCTGCTTATCCATTTCTTCATTAATAGCTCGATTTAAAGCTAATCGTGCTTTTTTCTTAGCTTGTCCACCGAATTTGATATGTTGACGTTGATTTATTTTACGAGTTTTCTGTTCTTTTTTAGCTTTTAGCTGTCTGCGAGCTTTTAAAACCTGCTTTTCTTTACTCCAGAGTTGTTGTCTCAGCTTGTGAATATCGTCAACAGATGGATTTGCGTTCTTTAATTTATGAACCATCAAATCAAAGTCTATTTCTTTATTTAACAACTCTCTCTGACATCTTTCGATTTCGGCATCTAAAGTACCAATCCCTTTATACTTTGGATGCTTCATGCAACTCTCCTTATATATGACAGTTATTATACAGATATGTATGTAGAACATGTCCGCACAGAATATTCTTTTCTATTTGATAAATACCTAATGCATCACCAACCAATTCCAGCACAACCTAGCCTAAATTTAGGCTTTAGGGATTGCTTTCAGTGGGCTTGAGGCCTTCTCAGATAGCACCTTGATAAAATTGATATCTATCCACTGTCACTTAACAGTTAGCCCCGCCTAATAAGATCATCAATATGGTTAATGAAATCAAGCATTATGTTCACGGTCCTTCAAAAACATTCGTCACACTGTGACCTGCTCCCCGTTGTTTAATACACTGCTATGCTCGCAATGCCCGCTCCAAGTACTAAGCCGACTGTCAGACCTAGCAAAGGTTTCTGATTAAGTATGAGTTGCTACAGATGATTGGTCTCAATCTTAAGTCACCGACCAAAAATGCAATGAATAGATGAATAGAGCGAGCGATTAAACTCAGAGCTTCTTGATAGCGCTTCGCTGCTGCAAGCTAGATGGCTAGCTTAACTCTTTTCTTCCTCCTCACCGAAAAATTACATAACCATGACAGTCTATTGATCAATCGACACAACTGTTAGAATAGCGTCATTCAAACATGGATGTTTTTTGAAAAATTTAACAGCAGGCAGTCATCTTAATGTTAGCAACAACTCCAACACAAAAAACAGCATCTAATAAATTTCGTAATGATATCAATGGTCTTAGAGCATGGGCGGTTATTGCCGTTGTTCTGTACCATTTTGGTGTACCAGGGTTCTCGGGTGGGTTTGTCGGTGTGGATGTTTTCTTTGTCATCTCCGGCTTTTTAATGACCCGGATCATCGTTTCTGGCATGGAGTCTGGCAATTTTTCATTCTTACAGTTTTATCTGGCCAGAGCGCGAAGAATTATTCCCATGCTTTTGGTGCTATGTTTTGCGCTATTAATTTTTGGTTGGTTCTGGCTGCCTGAACAGAATTATAAATTGCTAGCAACCCATGTGGTAAATACACTCTTTTTTATATCGAATATTAAATTTTGGCGTGAATCGGGTTATTTCGATGCGTCCTCACATGAAAAGTGGTTGTTACATACCTGGTCACTTTCTGTGGAGTGGCAGTTTTATATTATTCTGCCTATTATCATTTTTGTGCTGTGGAAGTTCATCAATTACAAGGCCGTTAAATTTGCCTTATTCGCACTAGGATTCCTATCACTGTGCCTTTCTATCTATGCTTCACAACGCTGGCCGTCAGCGGCGTTTTACCTTCTGCCAACCAGAATGTGGGAAATGCTGGCTGGGGGGATGGCTTGGTGGGTAACACGAAGAAAGGCCATGCCAGAGACTCTGGCGAGATATACAGAAGTTATCGGTATAGTATTTATCTCTGCGTCAATTGTGCTATTTAACTCATCAATTGTTTGGCCCGGTTCAAATGCGCTATTACCGGTAGCCGGTGCGGTGTTGGTGCTGATTTCTGCGCGGCAAAAATCAATTTTCACCGCTAATATTATCGCTCAAAAGTTGGGGGCCAGTTCCTATTCTATCTATTTATGGCATTGGCCTATTGTCGTCGCATTAACTTATTTAAGTTTACTCAGTAACTATAAATGGGTGCTGCTGGCTTTAGTTGCTACCGTGATATTAGGTGAATTATCTCTTAAGTTGGTGGAAAATCCATCACGGAAAGTTTTCGCCAAATTATCCACCACCTCTAACCTGGTCTATATATCACTGTGTACACTGGTCGTTGGTGTGCTGGCACTGACAGTTAGGCACAGTACGCTCGATCGCGGCATTATGGCAGATAAAGAAACCGTTGAACTTTATGCAAAAATACAATCATTTCATGTAATGCCTAACCGAGATAATGGTTATTGTTTTTATAATGTTGACGGTGAGTCCGACCCCATCATCTCAATGGAAAAATCAGTGTGCAAGCTGGGGATTAAGTCATTGAAGCCAAAAGGTCTGCTTTTTGGTGACTCTTTTGCCGGGCATTATGAACCCTTCGTCGATGAAGTCGCGAAGAAACTCGGTATATCAGTAGATTCCGTCACCACTAACTGGTGTTTCCCGAGTTTAACGGATTCAACCAATGGCACTAAAACACGAGTGGCCTATAAACAGTGCCTGTTAAATAGAGAATATCTAAAAGATAATATTTCAAAATATGATTTCGTTATATTTTCTGGCATCTGGTTTGATTTATATCGCAAAGGTTATCAAAATGAAATTGTTGATGTAATTAAATATGCCAAATCTAAAGGGGTGAAAGTGTATGTAATGGCATCCCCAACACAATACGACATCAATGTTTTTGCTAATTTTATCGCTGCGGGAGTCAATGATTTACCGTTTAGATTAAAAGGTAATTCCAATAAAAAAGATGATGATACCCAAAAGATGGATATTATCTTCTCGCAATTAGAAAAAGATGGGTATATAAAATTCATCAAAAAAGATGACATATTTTATGAAAGTGACTCATACCATTACAATGGAATAGAGATCCCCTACTCTCTTGACGGCGCACATATTTCTATCGATAGTTCATTGATGGCTGCCAAACGATTTATTGAAACTGGTGCCTATAAAAAATACTTTTCAGATACGAAGTGAATAAAGATTTTCATAAACAAGATGAGTTCACTTCATTCATCATATGCCGGGCAATTAAGCCCGGCTCTACTACATACGACTATTTTTATATCGGCCATACAGGTGTGTGGTAACCATGATTCACCGCTTCAATCAAAAGCCACCGTGGTAACTCCGGTAACTCAACTTGCGGCCAGTTGGTCAGTGTTGGCCATGAGCGATAATTTCGCCGTTCGAACCTGTGCCCATCGTACCTGCTGATGCAAAAAAGCAGACATTCGGAAAAGCCATAGGAAAATACAGGTTTACTATCGTTTCATCAGAACCCGAACTAGGTGCTCCTTTAACCCATTGCATAATGATCCCTGTTGCAGCATCACGATGCCAACCATTGCCGCCCCCTGACGCTGTATTCCGCAAATTGTTGATATAAGTGGAAAGCGGGCCGCCCCATACGGTGCCATGGACATTACCATCTACCGCTAATGTTGCGTGCCCCTCGGCGCGGCCCTCACCAGCTATAAGGTCACTTTTTGACAGTAATCGGGCTGCACGTATATCACTGCCAGCGGTTAATGCGCCGGGTAACTGAACATGGGTGCTTTGGCTGCTAATAGCATTCACTATCCGGCTATCATCGCCAGCGGCAGCAGTACCGGCAGTTTTTCCGATATCCAGTACTGCCGCCCCTTTAAGCCCTAAATTGGTTCGTGCGGCGGTTTTATCTGCTACATCGTTGAGGTTTTGGTTTTTCTGTAATGCATTGGTGGCAATGGCTGCGGTATCCGTTAAGCCAAGGTTAGCAATGGCGGCAGCTATTGCTTCTGGCCCCGCCGCCGCGATTTCAGAAAGGTTATTAGCCGTTTGCAAATAGGTGCTGTCCCCCTCTTTACGCCACACACCAATATCTAATGTGCCAGTGGGTTCTACGCCGGTATTTTCTGACAATGCAATATAGCTATTGCCGCCGTGACTCACTCTTGCCCCTGCCTGGTAGGGAGCATCAGTAAACCAAATTAGCTGCCCAAGATTTTGCAATTCCTGCAAGGCTAAATCCACTCGGTTATGCCACCAGTTTTCCCACTTGGCCTCGGGCGGATCTTCGGATGCGCCGCCTGCCCAGCCACGCGCAATCAGGCCGTCGCCGGGGCGTTCAAATTGCGTAGGCACACTGGCCCACGGCTGATTAAAGCTGTCATTTCTGGCCATATAGTGGCTCCAATTAGATATAAGCGCCCATGCCGTATGGCTGAGCGTCGAAGGTGCCTTTATAGGCAAAGGGATGATGGTTAACGCGGATCAGGCTGGCTTTGACGCCTTGTGGTCGGGGGATTAAATCAAATAGCTGAATCAGCACTAAGACATTAGCGGGGATCGGTTTATCGACCCAGATAGTTTTCATGGTCATATCCTGCCCATCGATGATGGCGGAATTAACATCCAGAATGTAATCAACCGCGGTTTTGATTTCATCCAAGGTGGCGTTGGTGTTGTTTTTCTGGATCTTGGCTTTGATTAATACGCGATAGAGATAATCCGATACCGGAACTTTGCCGATTTGTTCATGCGGCGCTTTATACGGCGCGACATTATAGGGCTGTGCGCCGCCGGTACCGTTATAAGCAAATATCGATAAGTAATCGCTGCGGATGAGTGGCCGCTCAGTAAATCCGGCAATGCGGCCACAGATATCCAGTTGATCACCTTCGGCATTATCAATATCCAACAGGTTATTGATTTTAGTGATCTGCTCTTCCAGAGCAGATTGGCTGATGTCCGGTAAAATACTGATCCATTCAACTAATTTCGGCGCGTTTTTATATTGCAGGTAAATCCGTGACAGTGCTTTTTTGCGGTGGTTATACATAAACCACCTCGATATTCTCAGTACTAAACACGCCGAGCTGATTAAAGGCTATTCTCACTGCACTCTCATTGGCCTGTTCGACAGCAGTACCGACGGTAATCGCATTCACAAAGCCATTACCGGCCACCAAATAATTGACTGGGGTAAATAAACGGCCCGCGCCAATACTTTCACCAATTTTAAAACCCAACTTAGAAAAACCATTGGTTTGATCAAAGCCGGTAATGCTGTAATCGACAATCGCCTGCTTTATCTCATCATCAATAAACTCGCTATTACTGACGATCTCTACCCGTACATAAACCGGTATTAGTTGGGGGCGAAAAAAGGTTACGGTGATCGGGTTACCTTTTGGGGTAACAGTATCCAACGAGATTTTATTGGGAAAGGTGTTATAGCGGTTTAACCCACAGCCGGGGCTTTTATTGATAGCAATGCTGTTAATAACATCCTCGATGCTGCCACCATCAACAAATATCGCCATTGAGTGACCGAGCACCCCATTCATTCTCATCGGCTTGATCCTCAAAGTTTTCATAAATCCGCGCCCGTTTAACATCATCAATATTGACCAGCGCCGCATAAATATTATCAATCTGATTGGAGCCAGGTAATGCCACTGATTCATTGCGCCGGATGCGAAATGCATTATTGGTTTCTTTATCCAATCCCATTGACGCTGCAGTGTTATTTGTCACCGCCGTAATGCCGCCGATCGGTGTGGCAATAATGGTCAGATTATGACTATTGGCCCCCTGCGTCCCTGCCAGCGTACAAGTGGCATTCACTGTCGCATTCCCTGCCGCGTCAGTAACAACATCACCATCGGTCGCCCATAAGGTATTAGTCACCCTATTTCTGATTAATGTCCCGGCATTGATCGGCGTAAAAGCGATACCGCTAAAATTAACGGTGGCGGTTGAATAGGTCGCGCTTTTGCGCTTGATTCCAGCGAACGCGGCAATGCGGTCTAATTGTTGGTCAATCGCTGAATTGGGATCGGCGGCGTGATAAGCATTAATTACCGTTTCATCCAAATTAGCTAATGCCTCACACCAGACCGCTATTGCCAGACCATCCGGCGATTCAGGATTAATATTCCAGCCATCATCAATAGCAAGATAGCGCTGGCGCATAGTATCCAGATATTCACTCAGTGTGGTGCCGCTGGCCCCGTCACGATTAATGGTGGCCATTAGATAAGATCCTCAGTGAACAGGAAATCAAATGCGTCGTTATTAATATCAATCACCGCGGCAAATATCGTTATTTTGCGATTCTTCATATCGAGATCCATTTCAAAGCGGTTAATGGTAAGTACGCCTTTGGCCGCCAATAAGCGCTGTTTAATATTGGCTTCGGCAATATCGTGTGAGGTTTTGCCCAATATGCTTTGGAACCACGGCGTTCCCTCGGTGGCATCAAGAAAATACTCGCCAAGAAATAACCGCAGGCAGCAGATCATGGCTTGCCGGGTTTCTTCTTTGCCGCTAGCAAACGGGCTGCCGTGGGTAACAATGTCACCATCTTGGAAATTGCGGATCACAGTGCCTCCGGAAACAAAAAGCCCCGGCATAAGCCAGGGCGATGATAGGTAGGATTCAATCAGAGTAATGAGCTATTGCGGCCCATCAGTGCGATCATTGCCGTGTTGCACGCCGCCGTGGTCGTGGTCACCAACTTCCAGCTCGCCAATCGCCAAACCACCTTGGGTAACCTCAGTGCGGCCATTAAGGGTGGTTTGCCCATTATTGGTAAACTCTGGGCCGCTATAGCTCATGCCAGATTCGGTAAGCGCCAGTGTGGTACCGCCTGTCGTCAAAGTCATTCCACTATCAGTGAGGTGAATGCGCACCCCACCACTTTTGTTACTTAAACCAATACCCTCGGTCGGCAAGCCCACAATCGCGGTTTGTTGTGAGCGGTAGCCAGGGGCAAAGAAAGCATCGGACGGATTAAACATCCGTGCATCCAGTGGTGCTACCGGCCCGCCCTGACTGAGCCAATTGTCGATAGAACGTTGGCTGAAATGAATATAACCCTCGGTACCCGCGGGTAATTCATGAAAAACCGTCCATTCGGCACTACCAGAAAATTGCACTGGCACATGTTCAATAACGGGTAGTGTCTTAAATTGACCGTCACCGACATGGCGCTGAATGCCGCACTCCACCACTGCGCGTTGTAGATCGGCGTTATAACTAATGACTTTACCAGGCATGCCGATCATCAGGTCACGCACCATATCGCGCTTGAGCAGCATCATGGTGCTATACAGCGGGTTGCTCTCAATCATCATTACCTCAGGGCATTCGCCATTGACTGATCAGCGTGGTTTTCCATGTATCACCCCATAAAGTACCTTCGTGGTAGATACGCAGCACATTAAACTGGCCGGTCTGCTGCTGAATATTCGCCAGATTATTGAGGTCGGTGTTATACATGCCGCTAAAATTAATCGTCCAAAAACTTGAGGTGACATTAATCACATCGGCCGGCTGAATTTGATGATTCATTTTGACGTCAATTTCCATGGTGCTGAGATACCAGCGCGGGACACTTTCCATACCATTTTTAGCGGTGATCTCATGGGTCGCCCATTTTCTGGCGGCTCCCTCTCTGGCTAATAGCACCCTTGATGGCGTGATCATCCAGTAATATTTCCAGTCATCTTTTACGCTATCGAGAATATCGCGACACAAGCGGCCACCAGAATTATAGGAAGTGGCAAAACGCGGCAAGTCGGAAAAGTCACCAATCACTTCAACATCAAGGCCAAAAGCCGCGGCGACATCTTTGAGCATTTCAATAGCAGGCGTATTCGCCCCCCAGGTTTTAAATATCGTGGTATTCCATGCCAGCCCAATCGTGCGGCAATATAACCGCAGGCAGGTATTTACCCCTTCTTTGACCACTTCGACATTGTGAATGCGTCCGCTGAATATCGTGCCGATGTTGTCGCCATAACCGGCTTTTAATATCAGGTTGCCATAACGTTTTTCTTTGTCGTCATAGCGCTGGATCAAGGCGCGGGTGCGCGCTGAAATGCCGTACAGGGTGATTCTGGCAGTAGCATCGACATTCTGCGGGGTATTATCGACAGCAAAACGGATCTCTAATGGCGGCTGATAGGTAAGTTCATCGCCACTCACTGGGGTAATGGTCAGTAAGTAATTGCGGCCAAAATAGCTACTCATTATCGGGGTACCATGTCAGGCAATTATTAATGCCAAGATTGGCAATAGTCGGGGTCTCCCCAGCTAATATCAACGGGCCAATATCGGTATTAAGTCCCGCCAATAAATTAACGCCAATATGCAAAGCACGCCCCAAAACTACCGGCTCGCCTTGTTCATAAATATCGACGCAGAAATAATTAAAACGGGTGAGCCAGTGCAAACGAAAAACCAAATAGTGATTATTTAATTGCACACGAAAACGCTGCACCGCGTAACCATTATTTAATGGGATAACTTTCATTACGTGGCCTCGACAAAAACTTCACCAAATGAGTATTCACGTTGCCCCTGAGTGGCAGCACTATCGCCATAGGGTAAGTTGTCATTGGTTTCAGCAACGGTGTCGTAAATAATATTGAGCTGCAACAGTTCAACCACAATCTCCAGCCCGCCCTCATTCTCTTTTTTCAATTGGGTGCGGGTATTGGTGATCAGGCAATTTTTATAGGCCGCCCCACGGCTGGCCACTAATTCGAACGGCGTATGTGAACGCTGCAATTCACGCAATTGCTCGAGTAAATTTTGCGAACGGGTTGAGCGCGATTGTGATCCCAGGCTGCCGGAATACAGACTGGTGCCAACCGAAGCAGCCACCCCAGCCAGCGCCGCCGCCCGACCAGAAAGCAAACTGGCCGCCATACCAGTAGTGATACTGGCACCGGCCCCCAGTAGCCCGGCAATGCTGCTATCTTGCTGGGCTAGCAGTTCACGAAACCAGTTATCAGACACACCGATAATCATGGTTAGCGCCAGAGCGCGCGTCACCGCATTATCGTGGGCGGTATTGGCATCTTCCAGTGGGAACTCACTGACATCAGTACGCAGCTCACTCGACTCTTCCAGTAATGCATCAAAATAGAGATTGCCGATTTTCGGTCGGTTACGGGTAAATAGTCCGGTAATAGCCATCAGTAGTGCTCCGTATGCATCATGTCGCGTGCTTGCTGGGCCAGTTGAGTGGTGGCCTGTAGCACCCCGTCACGGATGGATTCACTATCACCGCCCACGGTACCCACATTGATAATATTGTGTTGTTCCAGTCTGACATCACCACGGGGCGGGGATGCGGCAACTGATTGCATGGGGGTGGTTTGGCGGTCGCTGTAGCCCTGAATCTCTTCCCATGAACGTTTGGGCTGGGCGTAATTTGATGAAGGTAGCGAGGCCCACACACCACCAAGCCCGCTGGTGGCATCAGCAAAATTCCCGTTCGTCACATTTTCTAGCTGACCGGCACGTTGAATAAGAAACAACGCGGCGAGATCCTGACTGCGTGGTGAAAAGTCGGTCAAATTAAGCGCTTTGACGGCATCATCCCAAGAGCCGCTGGTGAACTGATAACGACCGGCAGCCGAGGTTTTATTTTTAGTGCCGTCCGTTTGCGTGAACTCTTTTAATTGCCGTGGGTGGTCGCTGCTGTCATAGAATTGGTCGCCGCCAAACATCGTGTTATAGCCAGAATTAGCATAACTGGCGGTTCCCTCGGCTTTGGATAGCACCTCCAGATACTGGCGAACGTTGGGATCATCAACCAGATTATTAAGGTCGCTGCTATCACTGGGGTAAGGCACACCGGGGTTATTTTTAGCCCAGTTCTGGCGTTTAAGCGCTTCGGGATTACTCATGGCTTTGGCATCGTCGGAACTGGTGAAAATATTGCCAGGCGTCAATGCCGCCGCCGCGCCGATGGTAACCGGATTGACCAGCAAGCGTGACAACCAGCCGCGCCCACCAGCAGCACCTACGGGTGGCTTACCACCGCCAGGCAACATGCCGCCGACAAACTTTAATGCACCAGCAGTACCGGCCAGACCGGCCGCAGTCAGAATCGCTTTTGAGACTTCGGGATTTTCTTTAATAAACTGATTAATACTTTCTAATATCGCATTGATGATTGGCAGTAAGTCGCCACCCATTGAACGGGCCAGATTGTCAAAGTTAGTCGCCAGATCCGCCATCTCTTTATTAAACTCATTGGCTGAGTCAATAAGCTTGGGATCGAGCGGTTTATATAACTCTTCAAAATTTTTCAGTGAGGCATTAAGCCCCTTGCTACCTCCCTCCAATAAGCGGGTAAAAGGATCATTATCACCGCTGCCAATTCCACTGCGCAGATTTCGCCGCTGGTCATTATCCATTTTGCCGTAAGCATCTATAAGATACTTGAGCGAGTCCATGCCGGTTTTATTGGCAAATTCCGTCGGGTTAAATGCACCATTCCAATAGGCTTTATCGCCTAACTCCCCTTGTCTGGCACGCTGTTGCAGGTCAGGGATTTTCTGCACAATCTGATTAGCCGCATCCGGGCTAAGACCAAGACTGCGCATAGCGTAACGTAAGCCGTCAATCTGCTTAACGGTAAAATTGGTTATTTTACTCAGCCGATCCATTTCTAATACTGAGGCAGATAAATCAGCAGTCAGGGCTTTTAAACCGACACTGGTACCGGCTGCGGCGGCCAGTTGCAATATGCCGTCTTTAATCCCTTTAACGGCATCATTGGCTGTTTGAAAGCTCTTTGCATCTGTTTCCAGGCCAAGGGAAACCAATAGAGAATCAATTGTCTCTGACATGGAAACCTCATATTTTAGGTATAAAAAAACCCGCGCAGTGGCGGGTTTGATACTCGTAGGAGTACTTATAATGGTGTTTACTGTAACAATCAGTTCGTCACAGTCACCATGACGCTATTAGAAGTCATAATCATTAATGACTTCTAGCAATTGCTTATTCTCTTGGTATTTGGTGCTTAATTTTTTTTGCAATTCAGTTACTTTAGGGCAAGTAACATTGACTTCTTTCTCTATGGTAATTTGCCGTTCTTTGGGGATTGATGAGTCCCATTCGCCAGCAAGATATTGGCATTCATCTGCTATTTTTAAAAACTCGCTAATATCAGCCGGGTATTTTTCAGCAGCATGGGAGCATCCAAGTAAAAGAATAAATGGTAAAATAAAAACAATCATTTTCTTCATATTATCTACCATCTGTAGACCAATGAGGCCTATCTTTGGAACCACCATGGTATTTTATAATACCAAAACTTTTTCCTACGATATGGAGTTCTGTATTCATCCCATCTTTGGGAAAAGTCTTAATTAAGACATCTTCCCCTTTTTTATTTTTTATTTTTAAATCTCCCATCCATGAGATATTCATATCTATAGCATTGCCTTCGGTATGTCTGCTTTTTAATGATGGAGCAACATTAAGTCCTGTCATACCGTACGCTCTTACCATATCCTGTGCGGCTTTAATGCTTTTCGCAGTGTCTATACTGCCATCGCTCTTTTTATGTGCCCATTGAATGCTGATACCGGTTTTTTCCGGTACATCTTCAGGCTTGGCAAGGTTTCTTGATATTTTCCAAGACCAATGCATCAAATAAGCCCTTTCAGGCGGTCTTAATGTTGCTGATATAACAATTGTCGCACCCGACTTTGTTAATTCAGATATAAAGTTGTCAACACTTATTTTAAATGACGGGCTTAATGATTGGGTTGAAGCACTTCCCTGAAAACGAGAAACCCATTTTTCTCCACTGATTTCTTTCATTCATAATATCCTTATATTTAATATCCATAAAGATAGTATGTATTACTCTTTGAATTTGCAATTCATTTACATTATAGGCGATGCAGAATAACGGTCTATTGCTAACCCAACCCCCTTTCCACCACCGCCGCAATCTCATCCAACACATCATGCATCAGTTGCACATCATCAATGGTGTAAGTGCCATCCAGCATATCAGACCACCTCGCCAGCGGCGGGCAGTGTTGCCCGGCACCGGCGCAGGGTCGCCATAAAAACCAGTCTACGCGGGAGGGTGCTGCGGATTGTTTTCCGCGCTTTTTCCCTCGCCGCTGAGTTGCCAAAAAGGGCCGATATTTTCCCTCAGTACCTGCCCCAGCAATACCAGGTAATTATGGGCTTCATCCTGGAACAGGTTTTCGCCCACCGGGATGTTATCGGATTGGCGAACGATACTACCGCTGTTAAAACACAGCTCTTTCAAGCGGTTTAAGCTCATCGTATCGACAGAGGCCAAACTAGCTGCCATACCCATTGCGGTGACATTGGGATTGATCGCTGGTAACAAACCAGACTTAGCGGCGATTTGCAGCATTTCCACCTGATCTCTGGCTGGCGATGTTGCCCCGCGAAAAAGGGTGTCACCGATCACGACTTCAATTTGACGCCCCATAATTAGGTTTCCTCTGAGTCAGCAAATTCAAAAATAAATTGTTCATCCGATACACCGCTTTTCCCGGCGCGGGTGGCTGAGCCACGGTTAGTCATGATGCCGTCGAACCCGGCAAAGCGTTCATCGGTGCCGGTCTGTGAAAAGGTAAAAGTGGCATCAATGCCGGATTTCTCCACCGCCAATAACTGCCGCGCCTGCACCGAACCGGGGATCAGGTTGATGGTCAAACGTTTGGCGCGGGTTTTATTGTCCAGCCGTACTGACGTGCCGCCGATACTGCGTTTTAGCGCGGCGCGGGGTTCTAAATCTTCAATGGTGATCGGTGGGTCGGTATCACCAAAATCATCAATCGGGATACCAAAGACGGTGAGGTTAGAGCCGTCAGCGCCGTATCTGTGCATGGTCATAAGGGATTACTCCACGGTGGCATTGATTTCAGCGATATGACCGGCACGGCCTAAAATCACTAACAGGGTGGTTAACGGGTAAACGCGCTTTTTGCGTTGGTCGGAGGTCAGCGCAAGGACATCCTCAGGGCGCGAACGGATGACAAAACCAAAATCAGCCACTTTAGTCACGCCATCGTCAGGATCAACATAAGAGCCGGTACCGAGCACCCCGTTATTGAAAAAACGTTTGCAGGTAGCGGCAATCGTAGACAGCAACCCGTCATAGTCGCGTGGTGTCAGTGCGCGCTTGGTGCCGACATTAGCAATGTAGTTGTAGCCATCCACCTGAATATGGTTTTTCAACACATCCAGATTGACCACATCATCAATAAATTCGCCATAGGACGACATCGATTTACTGTTGATCACCCGGCTGTTATCAATTTGCCCGGCCAGTTCAATTTTAGTGAAAAACACCGCGTTCTTGGCTTTTAGATAATAATCCAGTGACACCGACACGCTCAGCTAAACCGGTGGTGAAACGTGAGCGCCTGGAACTGGATCAGTATCTCGCTATTCGTGAGGTCGCTGACACATTACCGGCGTGGTTCGGGTTATCAATGGATCTGGCGCTAGTCACTGGCCAACGCCGTGAGGATTTATCTCTGATGCGCTTTGACCAGATTGTTGATGGCAGATTACAGATAGACCAAGGCAAAACCGGAGCCATGATCTCCCTGCCCTTAGATCTTGAACTTAAAGCCGTTGGCCTACGCCTTAGCACCGTGATTGAACAATGTAAATTAGCCAGTAAAACAGACTTTATGATAAGTGCTGGCATCAGAAAAAATAGCCCTGACGGATCACTACATCCAGATAGCCTGACAAAGAAATTCGTGACGGCGAGAAAAGGAACAGATTTTCGTTTTGATGAGAGTCCGCCAACTTTTCACGAGATCAGAAGTCTCGCTGGGCGATTGTATGAAAAGGAAAAAGGTAAAGAATTTGCGATGAAACTGCTGGGGCATAAATCGGAGAAGATGACGAACAAGTATCTGGATACGAGGGGTAAAGAATACGTAATGCTATAAAAGACCGAATATCAGATTTCGATAAAATTTCGATAAATTTCGATAAACAACAAAATTCACCTTTAAAATCAACAACTTAAAAAGAGACCGAATACGATTCCTAAAGGTGAGAATTCTTAATTTTATATATATAAAACAATAAGATAACTAGAGTTGTGACCTTTAGCCTACGTTTAACACCGTCTTTAAAAGATCAATGTAATTATATAGTTAACATCTATTTCGAAAATTCTCGGGAAAAGTTCGGGCGCTAAAATGAGGGAAACATGACATCGACACTATTTATAGTCTGCCTAATACTGGCCGCCGTAATGATTACCATCCACCCCGCTCTCTGCATTCCTTTTGTTATCCCTGCTTACCTACTGGCTGGTAAGGGCAATATGCACATGGACAGTAATACCAGCATCATTTTAGGTATCATCGGATTTATTCTGTTATTGGTCCTGTTCGTTATTGTTAATGATGCCTTCAAATAATTATTGATGCTGTAATGTAGATTAATTGCTACCTAATCTGATAGTCAGTTAAGAACAAGAAGTTGACATTTTAATCACCATACAAGCAGCATAAATTTAGCTGGGGTAATACTCGACAGGAGTTTCCATCACATCATTACTTCGGGAGGTTATGCAAACAACGATGTTTAATTATACCAAATGCGATTATAATCGCTGACATCGCCACAGGACACATAGCAGTTTTAACCCGGGCCATTCATAAAAACATATTCACTTTATGAGTGGCAAGGTCAGATATGATGAATTTCAACTGATATAGAGCATCCATATTATAAATTCAAAAAATTGTATTAACGCTTGTATAAAACCTTCCGTAAAGTATATTCTTTATAAAAACAACGTGTGGAGTAAGTCATATGTTGAGACCCTTTACACAAATCGCTGAATTCATTTTCATCATGACTATCACCTAGTATTGTTAATAGTTGTGGAATGCTCATGAAAATATTATTTCTGAAAAGATCATCTCTAACTGGCTGTAATTTTCTTGATTTTTCCGTGTAATCTGAAAATATATCCACATAATTTTTCCAACTCGAAATCATCTTATTTACTTCATCGCTGTCAGCACTAAATTGTACTTGCATTGCAAGACCTAAGATAGTTGAAAGAATTGTAGTATCTTGTAACGCACCAAAATCATGTAAACTTAAAGATATTTTAAAAATACGCTCGTTATTATAAGGTATTATTTCATTCTTATCATTTATTGTCAGTGTTATTTCTTTATCAGCGAGTAAAACATACTCGATTTTTGCGCATTGCGATTGAGAGCGCATAAGGCTATCGGCAAGATCTTGTATTATTTTAAAATCAGTTCCAGACATGGCTTTTCTTGTTAATGATTTTTTCTTGATTTCAAAAAGATAAATATAATCATCAGTTTTTATAAGTAAGTCACAATCACCTTTTATCTTTTTATCCTTTGATTTGAAATCACCTCTATAGCATTTAATTCCATGCTGATTGACCTGATTCCATACAAACTGCTCCAAGAACTTTCCAACAGAACTGTCTTTTGAGTTGACAAATACTCCATTTGGTCTGCTGACTTGATTTAATATACAATTCAAAACTGAAAGGCTAGTAATCCCTTTTGGGAGTGCTATATACATGCCTTTATGAGGAATTAGCGGGGCAAGGACATGATCTATTGCTTCACTTGAAGGAGGAAAGCCTAATTCATTATTATTTTTACTAGTATAGATTTTATCAATTATTTTGTCAGTTACATTCAACTTTAATCCACTTCTTTTACTTATTTTAGATTTACTTATCAGGCTAATATTTTGTGCATGTGAAAGTTGAATTATACTTATTCCCGTCTTGATTATATCATCGAAATCAAGGCCAAAACTTTGTATTTTTTCATATTTCCAGTAGGTTGATATATTACTTATCATCTCTATAGCATGAGTGCTTTTAAGTTGAAAAAATGATATGAGATTATCATAAAGGATATTTTCTTGAAGGAACTCTACAGCATTCAGATTATCGACATATATTGATTCCCAAATGACATATGGTTGTATCTCAAAGGATGAAACGATATCCGTCATAAACCGGATGAAAGATCGGTATTCATCGATAGTCTTTTTATGTGGAATTTTTTGGTTTGTATGTAGGTTCTTTGCGCCCAAAGCAATTATATACCCCCAAGGAGTTTCAGGAAGAATATAATCTAAACCTTGGGTTGTTTTTCTATAGATTTGAAATCTTTCTTGCGTTGGTTCGAAATAATTGGTTAGAATTTTAAACGAATAGTCAAGAATTAAAACGCCACCAATATTGTTAATGTAATTGTCAATTATTTTTAAAACAACATCATAAGATTCTTTTTTTATTATGATTTTATCTTTATAATATTCAAAATCAACTCCATATTTAGACAGGTTTTTACAACTTTTAGAAAACTCAATTATTTTATTAAATGATGAACAGATTTTATCTTCTTTGAAAAAAGAAGATTTATCTTTAGTGCTAAAAGCTATAACTATAAGCTCTTGCCACTTGTCGAACTGTTGACTACTAAAACTCTGGGACGTTTTATTTTGTGGCTCTTTATATCTTGCAGCATCATTTATTAGCTGCAATATGCTTACATAAGGTGTTGATGATGTGTCATTAAGAATACTTTCAAATATAATGTGTTTTATTAACACCCCACTTTTTCTACTTACTTCATCAATATGATCTATGCAAAGATCATATATAAGGCTATATGCTTCGTCGGTATCACGTTCTGTAAAAGTACTCTGTGATATCGTATCATCGCATAACTCCCTAAACTTAATAACATCCATATAATTTTCCTTAAGATGAGTTAGTCTCGCGGGATAAGTATCCTTAATTATTATTATACGTGCAATACTTTCCCCACCCCCCCCTTACTAGGGCAGTGTGAATACACCAGAAAATTTTGATAAATGGGGAGAGCGTGAAATGGTGTTTTGGGCTTCGTTATAGCCAGCTCTTGGTACAGAACTGACTATCTGAACTGATTACACCCATGCAAGATTGCTATCGAATTGGCAATTCAAACCATCTATAACCATGACAAAATCATTTTACCCAAAAGCTAATAAATCAGGGAGTCCTTCCAAACTCCCTTTCAATTCACTTATTAAAGTACGGATTCACCCGTTCCACCGCCTGCTGTACCAGTTTATTTCTGGTTGCCATCAGTCGGTCAATTTTTTCTCTTTTCTGATCCGCTGTTAGTATCCGGTCCCGCCTCATCATTTCAATCTGGGCATTCAGTGCCTTCACTTGCTTCTGTGTCGCAGTTAGCCCCTGACGCTGCGATAATTTCCCTCTATTTTCCTCTATCAACTCACTGGCATCATCGCTCCGTCCCTGCTTACGGAAGCTGTTAATGGTGCTGTTTATCTGATTAGCTTCAGTCATCATGCGGTAAAAATCTTCGGTGAATTGGGTAGATTTGGCCGGATCGGAGCCACGGAAGAAGGATTTAATCACCGGCATCTCATCCAGGCGCATGGCCGGGGTTTCGCCGTAGTCTTTCAGGTTTCGCATCAGAAGATTAGTCGCGCCCATCACATAACCACCTAGGCTGCCGGTGTAGCCCATCACAATATGATCCAGCATCTTCGGTGACATATTTGTGGCCTCACCCACTTCGCGCATTAACAGGCTGGTCTGGTCGTTATAACGAGCACCCGCAATCAAATTGCTGTCTGCCATGTTCTCAATCGGCCCACCTTTGAAGAAATCATAGTTAACATAAGCCTCAGCAATCGGCATCGCGACTTGTGGGATAGGGTTGAATGCCATCGTTTCCATAAAGTTATGTGCCACCAGCTTGCCAAATTTAGCCCCGGTATCTTTACCGCCCAGCGCACGAACAAATCTCTCTGGTAAAGTGCCAAACATCAAGCCAATTTCAAACGGTTTCGGGAAACGGATATGCTGACCACCAATCCATGCATGCCAATAGGTGTCTTTATCCCAGTCCTGTAGCTCTTCATAACGCTTATCGTCCCAATTTAGCGCCATCAGTGCCAGAGAGGCCGCCGTAATCATGCCGCCGCGCTTCAGCACTTCACGCGGGTTCTCTTTGATACCTCGGCCTAATTTACTCAGCCCCTGCATGCGGGCGTTGAAGAACGGCAGCATATCACTCAGGTTAATCATGATATTGCTGGCCCCCATCATGCTAAAGTCCATCAAATCACGCGATTCAAATGCTGCCTGCGCTTTGCTTTTCCCCGATTTAATTGCAGCTTCATAAGTGGCCAGCCGGTTAGCATTCTCCGCCGCTTCGCTGAGATTTTTATATTTATGCAAACCCTGTTCAATCTTGCCCATCACCTCTTTGCTGTTACGAGCAATGGAAGATTCAAATTCGTGGATCTGGCTGTCGTTGTAACCTTTACGCCGCAGCACGCTGCGGATAGTTTTAGCTGTCGATGCTGGATCATAAACATTTGAATAACCGCCACCAAAAGTGGCACCGGCAAACATCATATCCACTAAGCTATCATCAGTGCGTAACGCTTTTTTAAATCCGGCCCATGAAGCGGTAACCGGCTTAAAACCATCTTTGTTAATGGCCCATGAATGAATAGAGTCACACATAAAGTTACGGATGATAAAGTCAGGCATGGATGTGGTGCTGACGGTCAGCACCTTTTTAGCCTGGCGGGCCGCTTTCATAAAGGTGGAATTACTGCGCTCAAGGTCAATCATGGTAAAGGCGCGATACAGTTCAGGATCATTAACCTGTACCAGTTTTTCCTGCCCATCAACAAACACCTTCACCACATCTTTGCCGATGCGCTCAAAGTCCATCTTGTTCGGTGATTCAATCACCTCCAGCACACCAGTATCAGCAAGGTTCACCACTGACCTGCGCATTGCTTCATTTTTCATCGAAGCATCGACCGATTTCGCCACGTAGTTAAACAGGTTTTCGATAGGATCCTTAATGGTCAAATCGCTGCCTTTTAACTTGCGCACGGTACTGCTCTGGTTAGCAATGCCTTTGCTGGTCCACGGCCCCTTCACCTCACCATTTTCTGCTTCACGGTAATAGGGCAAGTACCAGGCATCCTCCCACTGTGCGCGGCTTTCTGGATCAATCAATCCCATATCCTGTTGCAGATCCAGAATCGATTTAATAAAGGCATCATACTTTTTCTTCTGGCCGTCGAATAAAGCTTCATTACCCCAGTTGAGAGTTTTCATATAAGCAATTTCGTCGGCATTAAAGTTGTTCTCTTTGCCCTCTTTCATCAGCCGTTCAGAGCGATGGCCGGCGATCCATTTAAAGAAGTTTTCCCGATGGTTTCCCAGACCGTCGAGAATACCCATAAGCGCATCCTCTTTACCGGTACCGGATTGCCGTTCGACTATCCCCTCAGCTTTGTTATAGCGCGGTAAGCCATGCTCTAAGGTGGCGGCGGTAACAGAACCCGCTCCGGCGGCCATCCTCGCCCCAATGTAGGCAGAACTGCGGGCATCATTGATACCGGCGGCATCTTCGGCATACTTCAGCGGAGCCATACCATCAAAGGTTTTGGTATAAAAAAACCCACTATAAAAAGTGAGGCTTGGTATTGGGGTGACAATTCAAAATTAATATGTTTATTAATTTAATGTATTTTTTTTCTCTTTGGGTTTTAAATTATTCAGCAGACACAGTCCAAGAAAAGATGCTTCCTGAATAGATTCAACTGAGGTATTTTCGTCACAATGCGTTAATAGATCAAACAGCGCAGTTAGACATCCCAAAGTTTCCTCTGAATTCATTTTCATTATACAATCCTTATATAAATAACCATGCCATATTTGTGACGTTTCACAATTATTTGCTGAATAATAGTTAGATAGCTTTATTTATGTAGAGTTTCATTAATTACTTTAACTAACAGGCCTAATTAATACATCCTATTATTGTGAATTCATCAATGCTTTTCATTAAAATATTTTATTTATCTTAATTGTTCTGTGTTGCGCGGCCAGCGCCAATCAGTATGCCCGTCTGTTTTTATGATTCCACTCATCTTTAGGCTCAATACCGCGACAATTTAACTCTCATCGTAGTAACCGTTTAATCAATCTGAGTGTAAGTTCCCCCATACTTCACAGCTAGTCAATTTCGACGAGAGTCGCAAACTTCAGCAGAGCGTCATTGACGGCGACTTCATCAAGCGACTCCACAAAGCGGGCATTTCGTGCCATAAGATCCAGCATTCGGACTTGATTGAGTAAAACTACGCCTTGCGTTGTACATCCTGTACCCGACAGCGACACTGTAAAACCAGCATGACGCGCATAATTGCCCCTCTGAGTTATTGGGGCAACAAGGACCATGCCAAGATTGTTAAACAGTTTTTTTGTCAATACCAGCGCTGGACGGGCATCTCGCTGCTCACTTCCCATTACCGGGTTAAAGTCTACCAAAACGATATCGCCACGATCCCATCCCTGCTTACGCTTCACCATATTTCATTCCCTGTCGGTGCGTCGTTACCCCAAACATCCTCTTCTGCCATCATTGGCGCATTTTTATCACATTGTGCGACTAATTCTTCAAGCGTGTAACGTCGTTGTGTTGGGGTCAGAATTAATGAGCCATTTTTGATTTCTGCATCAAGATGTTGGCCGTTGGTAACACCTAATTTTTTCAACAATAATGAAGGCAAAACAACACCACTACTGTTGCCCCATTTTTTGATTACTATAGTCATCATATTATCTCCCGCAAGAAATTATACAAAGTATAACCTCAAGTTCAAAAGAGAACAATCAAGAGTTATACATTGTATAGACTCACCTAACCTTTAGGTTCAATGCCTCTTTCGCTTAACCTATCTTATTTAAAGATCTGTTTTAAAGTATCTATCGACATGAACATCGGCTGAATTCCGTCTTCACTTGCTGGTATTTTAAGAGAAACAAAACCTTATTTTTATAAAAATCAATTACATGATGTGCTTCGTCAAGGTAAATACCTTTAATGTCTCGCGCGACTTCCACTAGCGTAAGAGTATGTATAAAGACTTCCCGCATTAACTCCTGCCCCCATTCCTGGCGCGGATGCTTTACTCTTCTACCTGCCTTCACCTGGTGAGATCGAGTCCTTAGGGTTCGTCAGCAGTCTTAAAGGCATCTCACGATGCCTTTTTGCATTTAGAGATTATTCTGCCTCAAGAGGCTCGCTGGTGGCTTGATGATAAGTTTGATGTAGCAGGTCTATTTGCTGTTGTAGGACAAAGTTGAGTATTTCTTTCACTTCCTGCGATTCGAGTGTGATAACGGCGTGGATCAGTGCACGACAGTGATCGATAACTTCTTCTAATTCCGGGGGCGAATTATTGTACATGACGCACCTCCGGCGGGAGAGTGGCGGCCAGTGATGTTGGCAGGTGAAGAAAAGCTGTAAGGCAAGGGGCTTTAGTCGTCGAATCCATGATGACAACCTCTCAGTTGATGGTTTTAAAATCACCACCATGAGCTGTCAATCTCATATAGGTGGTGAACTGGGCGGGGTTGACAGACCGGTCAACAGAGAACCCGGCGCACCTTGCGATGCCCCCACCCAGTTCACCATTGCTTTTTCACAGGTGTAACTGTGCCCGCACATAATAACCGCCTGTGCAGTTGTGCGCTCTATTGAATTCCGGACTGTCAAATCCGGCAGCAGATTTTGCCGCTGCGGGGGCACTATATCCGGCCATTCCCTACTGTTCAATTAACCAGTGGTAAATTAGGACAAACATTTTTGCAGATGCTAGAGAGGCCGCATTTGTGGGTATAACATTCCGCGAATAGAGTAAATTCTAGTTTGTGAAACTATTCAAAGGAGCTTCGGCTCCTTTTTAATAGCTAGCGAAGTCAATATAAGGACGTCAACCAAGTCAGTCCAGGCAAACCAATAGTCATCGCGGTAACGGAAAATAGTGGTTGGCTGCAACTTAAATGTTTCCCCGCCTAACAGGTGTAATAACGCCGTGTCGGAAATGGCAGTTTTTAGCAATGGTCGCCGCTTGCTCTGGCAATAGATGTGGCACCGCCCGTGGCATTTTGCCACGCATGGTAGTGATATCGATAGCTGACATAGGGAATGATTTCCGACAGGCATAAAAGCCCCACTAAGAAAGTGAGGCTTGGCATCTTTGGGTGATTTAGCGCGTTGTTGATAAGAGATCAACGGGGTATTTATTTAATTTAAGGCGCGTAGCTACCTGGCTTAGAGGTAGAGGATATTTTTCAATATATGTGGGAAATATCTGATAATTAGTTTCGAGCTTGGTGCCGTGAATGTTTAATGGCAAAATTGGTTTTTGATCTAATGTTTAGGTTAATTAATCTAACTTCAGATTGTTGATAACTTATGATGAATTCATCAAAATCAAAAATATATATCTACGCTATGTAAATGAAATCGGCGCTGGATACGGTAACTTTAAAGGGAATTTATCCGATGACGAGCGCTAAAGAATTAGCCACCAAAATGGCTGACTCTATCAATTTAAAAAGTGGCTTTCTTCGTAGTTTTGCAGGTGGTGCTTTGGAGTTACCTGTTGATTTGTACTATCTGGGATACGATTTCCTCGATACTGACAATCGTTGGGCTAATAGTATAGATAAAGAACGTTGCATTAGATTAGTTAAGCGTGGTTTTGCCAACGGGGTAAATCTGGAAAAAATTGCAAACATAATCTTCACACGATATTTGGATAAGGTTGACGCGGATAAACTCAAAAACATAGCGATTAACGGCTCAGCCAGCATTGCAGGAAGTATGGTGGCAAACAGACTTGTTTTGGGTAATATCGGCGCTATCTTTGCCAGAAATTTAATCGCAAAAATGCTGATAGGTTTTTCATTCACGACCATACTATCAATTGGGGCTGTTCAGTCCCGTGCTGTTTATACATCCCGTGAACTGAGTATGCGTGACCCTGAGTTATACGCCTATCTTAACCGACTTGGAGATCTCGACCTGTTATATTTTTTGGTAGAAAAACGGATTAGGCCATTTGAGGACGCTACCGCATTATGGTCTCGAAATCGTCAACTCTTTGATGAAGTCACTAAGTACTTCTTTCAAAAGGTCAGGTATTAATGAACCTACTTAAGCGTTTAGCCTCGCGCGGGATTGCAGGCCTTTGTGATTTTGTCATACTCGCAACAATTGCCTCTATAGTCTGGTTTTTGTTCATATCTGAATCCGAATTTAGATATTTTAAAGCCGCGTTATCCTGTGTCGGATTTATCATCGCATATGCCATTTACTATATTGCAGATAAAATCCATGACGGCGTATAACTTTGCGTAACCTAACATGACTTGCAGATGCCGGGCCATTAAGCCCGGTTTTATCTTCTAGTCTATTTCCTCTGTGAGAATAACCTCGCGTTCAACTTCAGGTATTTGAATTCGCTGATCAATAAAGTGCCCTACTGGAATATCAATTAGCTGGCCATCTTCGTAATCTTTGATATTGTTCTGTGCAAATGCTGGGGAAGTAGGATTTGATTCTATTTTCAGAATTTTGCTCACTATAATGGTTTGGAATATTGATCCTTAATCCAATATGCTAAGTGGAAGCGAATGTCGTCACAACAAGGAAATGTTATGGATTCATCAAGATTTATTAAGGCCATGGCTGAGGGAATCAAGTCTATCCCCATGGATTTATATTTGGGGGTTGAACGAACCTTTCAAGATTTAAATCTTTCCGATGGCGGACGATATTATCAACAACGTAATATGTCTGATGATAAGCGTTTTCTTAATGCCTTCAATAATCTCATTCGCGATCGATTTATTATCGCTAAAATAGCAGATATCATCATTCATGATACCCTCAGCCGTTTACCGGATGAAACCATTCAACAATTACACCAAGAACTTATCTATGGTGCCACCGGTAAAATTACGCGTATGGCAGCACAAACATTGATATCAGGTTATATCAGTGGACGAGTCGTTAGTGGCTTAGCGGCCAGTTCTGCGGTCACGCTGAGTTTTAGACTGGGTACCACCGCGATGGTTTCCATAGTTATGCTACAAGGGATCGCATCTCGCGCATGTGAAGCATCACGGACATTAGCCCGAGAAAATCCATCGCTTTTTAATAAGCTAAAACCGGATGATTACGATATGTTGTTCTTTCTTTTTGAGAAGCCGTTCGAGCGTTTGATGAAACTCAGTAAAATGGCAAAAAACAACCCTATAGCGTTGAGGCATTTTGCAGATGAAATCAAAAGTTATTAATGGTTTTTTGCGATTCATCTTCGATATGATTGGCGTTATCGTTACGTTCATAATGGCTATAGGATTTATGATTGCTTATGCCTTCTATGAAGGGATTACCGCCTGGGGTGTTGCTATCGGCTTCTTCGTGGTCGGCGCTGTAATATTCTGGGCTGTGCAAAAATGTAGTGATAAATTCACAGTAACTAAACAGAAATAAAAGATTGAACATCGCGAAGAGTGATATCTGACATTTTTAGCTAACGTTTAACCGGGTAATTAAGCCCGGTTTGTATTTCTAATTTACCTTCGCAATGAATAATCAACCAACGGATATTCAGCAATTGGCGGCACTCAAACAGTACCGCGCCGCGCCAGAGATTGACTGGCCGGAGTTGCCATATTTTTAACGGGCGATATCGCGTTGACGTCGCCTTATTTCTGCCAGTTTTTCGCACCCTATTTATTCCGCACTGTGATTGTTTTTCCTCCCTTATTCATATCGATAACTTATTATTTTAAATAGAAAAAATGTTTGTCCTAAAGTGGTGCGAAGTGATTGCTCACACTGATCACCATAACTATCATCGCCCGATGAAAACGACCCCTACACCCCATGATGCATTTTTTAAGAATTTTATGACCCAGCCCGCGACGGCGTGTGACCTGCTGGAGTTCCATTTACCGCCTGAATTGCGGCAACTTTGTGACCTGAGCACCTTACGGCTGGAATCGGGCAGTTTTATTGAAAACAACCTGCGCGCTTGCTACTCGGACGTGCTCTACTCGCTCAAAACGACTGCGGGGGACGGTTATGTTTACGCCCTCATTGAACATCAAAGTTCGCCTGATAAACATATGGCTTTTCGCATGATGCGCTACGCTATTGCCGCCATGCAGAGCCACCTCGAAGCGGGGAACGACCAGTTGCCGCTGGTCATTCCCATGTTGTTCTATCATGGCATGGTCACGCCGTATCCGTATCCCATGAGCTGGCTGCATGCCTTTAACCAACCCGCACTCGCCGAGAGGTTGTACAGTCGTGACTTCCCGCTGATCGATGTGACGGTAATCCCCGATAACGAAATCATGACCCATCGACGCATTGCTCTGCTGGAACTGTTGCAAAAACATATTCGTCAGCGTGAGTTATCTGAATTATCGGATCAACTGGTCATGGTGATAGCAAGTGGTTACACTACAGAAGATCAACTAAAAGCGGCGATAAATTACATCATACAGGTTGGTGATACGGCAGACCCAGAAGCGTTCCTCCGCAGCCTGGCCAACCGCTTACCGCAGCACGAGGAGTCACTGATGACAATTGCACAAAAACTGGAACAAAAAGGCGAAGCTAACGGGCTAAAGAAAGGTAAGTTGGAAGTTGCCCGAACTATGTTTGCCAATGGTCTTGACCGTGCCACAGTAATGAAAATGACCGGTCTAAGCGATAAAGAACTGGCACAAATTTGCCATTAAGTTGCTAGCTAAATCCCTACTTTTAGCAGGCGATGTTGCCTTAAACGTCGTCTGTTTGCGCTGTTTATTCCCCCTTTCCCTTTTTATTTCTTACTCTTTGTTGCCTCATCCATCATTAACGCATCACCACGATAACCCCCTATTTTTACAGAAAAAATGTTTGTCCTAAAGTGATGCTGGTTGATTGCACGGCAAAACTTCGATGGGCTATAGTCACGCCGCAGCGGCAAAATCCGCTGTCGGGTTTGGAACCTCGGAAATTACCAAAGCGCACGACCGTAGACACGGCTATTATGTGCGGGCACAGTGACACCTGTAATATGCAAGAAACGGTGAACTGGGTGGGGGCATCGCAAGATGCGCCGGGTTCTTTGGTAACCGGTAGTTCCAACCTCGCTCAGTTCACCACCCATAAAGAGATTGGAACCTCAAGGTGGTGATTAGTCCCCCTACCAAAGAGGTAGTCATCATGGATCTGACGACTAAACACCTGTCATTATTTACCAGCAATATCATTGTTATTCCCACTCCTGTTTCTTCATCTACCCCTCTGCTGCCGGAGGTGCGCTATGTACGATGACACCCCCTGCGAAGTAGAAGAACTTATCGACCACTGTCGTGCGTTGATTTACGCCATCGTCACGCTGGAATCACAGGAAGTGAAAGAAATACTCAATTTTGTCTTACAACAGCAAATAGACTTGTTACACAACACCTATCAGCAAGATCTCAACGAGCTTCTAGTGACCGCTTAACAACACTGTGCTTAAGGCATCGTGAGGTGCCTTTTCTCTACAATAGGGGGAGATATGAGCAGTTTTTTAAATGAGTTAATGACATCCACGAAGCAGGCCGTTGCTATTAGTCATGGTGAGTTAGATGCAGGCCGAGTGACTCAGGTCGCTATCCCTGATGTAAAAGAAATCAGAAAAAAACAGGGTATAAGCAAAAAGACTTTGCACAACTTGTTGGAGTGAGTCCATCGTTGGTTGAGGCATGGGAACAACATAGGAGAATTCCATCAGGCAGCTCACTTAAGCTGTTGATCATGATTGACAAGCATCCCTCCCTCATTAATGAGCTTTCAGGCATTTAGTCGTTCTCGCAAGACCTCTTACAATCTGTAGTTGTGCCAAAAACGGCACAACGCTACCCCACTGTTTCATCATGATATCCAGCGGGCCGCTGATATGCTTTCGTATAGTCGGCAGAAATGCGTCAAGTGTTGCCATGGTTATTCGGCCTCGGTGCTGGCAGCGTTTTTAGTCTGAATGGCTTCGCGAACACGCACGCGGAAATCATCTACCTTTTCCTGAGCACCCTGTTTTATATCCAGATCTTCAGATTCGACTAAGGTGGCCAGTTGAACCGAGGTCAGTTTGGCAATATCAACCTCATCACCACCGATCTTCAGGACAAAACTATTTTTTTCAGCCTCAAGTTTGGCTTGTTCTATCAATTGCGCCGCTAATTCTGCATGTTCTTGCTCTGAGGCTTGTTGCAGATTGAGCGTACTTTCCAATTCATCGTGACGGATAAATACCGTTGGGAAATCCAGCAGTTGATGAGCAATAGCACTTTCAACTTCAACCGGTTTATGGCGCGGGAAGACCAGGCGGCTACCGGTAATGGTATCGCGTTTTTTTTCTTTTAGGCCGATATAGACCACGGCGATTTTGTTAGACATGAGAGACTCCAGATTGCGGGTAGTAAAGTGGTTAATGACAAAGCTATTAGTCACTTAGTGAGTGAAGGGTTTACCGCACCTCGGGGCACTCCGACGGCTTACGCCGTTATGACCCCAACGGCACGATTCCCCTTCATTTAACTTTGTCAGCAGTTTCAAGCCCACCTAAGCAGGCTTGTGTGAAATTAGTAACCGACAGCCACGTACAGGATATTCACCACCAGTCGGCCATTTGCCGCGCCACCGGCAATCACCGCAGTCACTTTCTCACCTGCTGCTTGCGTGCTGTAAGGGACAATTGGCACATTCTTCGCGACAGCGGCGGTATGGCTGGCGGCGGCCACTAATGTGGTAGCTCCGCTCTTAACCTCTATGGTGACACCCGCACCCAGCGCTTCACTGACCACACTCACACCATAAATTCGCATACCAATAGGCAACTCCAGAAACTCAATCACATCACCGACAGCAGCATCTTTCAAAATAATCTGCCCTTCAGCCAGCGACAGATTTCCTTGCGGGCCTTGATATACCGCATCGCCAATAGAAGGCGCTTTAATAATTGTCATAACATTTTTCTCCAGACAAAAAGAAAGCAGACCGAAATCTGCTCCTTGTAGCATTGATGAATGGTATTCCTAGGCGTTACTTGCCCAGAGTGACCGCTGAGTCCACCACCATGACGCCGTGGTCATTGACTCGGCCATCTTTCTGTTTGAAGCGGATCTTCTTCAAACCGTTAATCCAACGAATTGACACTTCAGTACCATTGTTGTGGTCCACTTTCTCTTCGTTATAACCGAAGAAACCACCGCCATCACCGGTACCGTAAGCATTCGCCAATGCCTGGCCGCCCAACAGCATAGCGCGGTCAATGGTGGTGCCGGTGGTGATAATCTTGGTTGAAGCCGCCAAGTCATTATTGGATACCAGCACTTTAGAACCGGCATTGAAGCGGACTGGCGTACCGCCATATTTCCGCACCAACACATTGCGCCACATGGCACATTCGCCCTTGAACAGCGGGTGATCGAAGCCCTTAGAACGCTGCACTGCTCGGGTCATCATTGCTTGCCAGTCTTTACCAGACGTGGAGGTATACCAGTCATTCCACTGGCGTGGTGTCACGTACAGAACAAAGTACGGATCCTCATTAGCCAACTCATCTTTAGACATACGGATGGGCTGTAATGGATGAGCCATTTCATCAAGGAACAAGGCAATGTTATCGACAGTGGCCAGCGTGAACAGATCCGCAGCATCCAAGGTTTCCATGGAGGTGGCATCACCAGAATAGAAATGGCGGTCATAGGTTGGCGGCAACACATCGTTAATCATGATCTTGCCAAACTCACCGTGATCAGCCAGTGGCACGATGGTGTCATCGGCCATGTAATCGCCACGCGCACCGGCCAGATGGAAGGTGGCAGACTGGTCCTGCACATCATTGAAGTAAGTCCCCAGCAAGGTGCGGGCGGTCTTATTCAGGTTGTGTTTGAAACGCTGTTCAGACATCTTCCCGCCAGCATCAACCAGATGGCGACCTTGGTTAATCTTCAGCGAGAAATCCGCGAACGCCAGATTTTCACCGCGACCAGCCAATTTCTCATCGCCCATGGTGGGACGCTTAGATAGTTTATGGACGATCTGCATATCTACTTCATCACCCTTCTGCTTTTGCAGATCAGTGATACGCACAACCGGCGCATTGTGGCTGGTCTGGGTAGTACCTTTCTTATCAGGATTGACCGACTTCGGCGCTTCCTGTTGTTCGGTTAACACGTTAACAAATGAGCGGTTACGGTTTGCAGCCGTGAACAGCGCTACCTGCATCAGCTTATTCGCTTGGGCAGAGGTGATAGTCGTCATAGATACTCCATAAATGAAAAACCCGCCAAAGCGGGTTGAGGTTTAAGTCAATTAGGTAATCAGATTGCCTGCTCTAACAACGCCTCAATTTGGGCATCCGTCATACCAGCAAACATGGCCTGTAACTGATCCGGAGAAGCGTTAGCGGCCTGCTCCAAGGGCGAAGCTGTATGGGTGGTGGTTACCCCGAGATCCGACGGTGAGCCAGGGACTTGAGTCGCCGCCGTAGCAGCGGCCAGTTTCTCGGCGGCAATTCGTTGCATATCGGTGGTGGTCGTGGTTGCCGCCGTGGTGGTAGCCTGCTGTTGTTTAACCGGTTCGACCGATTCACCGTAAGCGGCCTTGGTACGTTTCGCGACTTCCACAAAGCGCTCAGTTAAAGACTTGTCTTTCCATGCTGGGTCATTTTGCAAATTCGTATCAATGTGTACCGCCAGTGTGAAGCGGTCAGGATCTTGGTCCTGCCATGACTTCAGGTCAGGTACCGCATTGATGGCATCTGTAACCGGATTACCACTCGACTGATGGGCGGGTTCTGCTGGCTGGCCTTGTTGCAGGTAATCGATTTTCTGCACCACGGTGTCCAGCACTGCCGCCATCTCAGGAAAGTTTTCACGGATGGAATTGATTTGCTCAGGGGTAACCTGAGCTTTCTCAGGTAAAGGAACGGGCTGCATACCGGCAGAGTTGATTTGTCGCGTTAACGCTGCCAATTGACGCCGGGCTTCAGCTAACTCAGTTGCCGTTTGCTGATTGGAGCCTACCAAACGCTGTTTTTCCGCCCGCTCGGCCACCAGTACGTCATAAGGAATAACATGCTGACCATCTTTGCTGAGAATCCCTTTCGGTTTCTCAGTGCTTTCAGTGGTTGCCGCAGGCGTGGTTGCTGCCGTTTTAGCGATTAGCACTTCAGTGGCCGGTGCAGTCGTCGTCGCGCCCGGCGTCAGCTCGTCTTTCTTATCGCCCGTATTTAATACTGCTGCGTTAGTCTCGTCAGTAGCGACTGGCGTAGTGGTTACTGCCGCTGTCTGTGTTACATCAGAAATATCCACATCACCAAACCCATCGATCAGCGCTTCCAACTCTTCTGGGGTTTCATTACCTGTTAATTCAATGTCCACGTTTTGACTCCTGCATGACTATTTACCAAATAAGAAAGGCGTATCGCTGCCCATGCGAATAAGCATTCTTGGGTAAGAGCGCTTAGCGACATGAACCGGATGGGTTGAAAAATAAAAAATCACAGATTGTGTGGCGTTAATTAAGAATAAATCCAAATATACCCTTTTGACTTTCTAAGAATCCGAATTTGCGATATGGTTCGCGGGGAACTCAGTTAATAAAAAACATACTCAGTACAATATTAATATTAAATAAAATCTCAATGGAAAGCATCCAAATGGAAGAAAAACGCAAAACATACTTAACTTCTTATATCTTTCTGGCTATCGGTTTGATTCCATTTATACTTATCACAATATATATAGATGACGAATCCCCCACAGAGCTATCATTATTTTTATCTGCTTTTATAGATAACTCTCTGTTAGGTAATGTGGGTATGACATCGTCATTATTCCCAGTATTCAGCAAAGCAATATCAAATTATAATGCGTTAATGGCACCATTTCTTAGTGTAGTTATGTATTCGTTTCTAATAATAACAAAAAAGTTACCTGCTCAATCTAAAAAAACTAAGAGTAGTATCTCCAATTACATTAAGACCATTATCAACATTTCATTGTTTTATTGTATATTTCTTCTTGTTACTTGTTTCTTTAATATAGATCTGAATGGTCATGGCCGATTGGGGCGTTTTGGCCAAAGCAAATATACTTTATTACTGCTCTATATTATGTTCTATCCATGTTGGTTCCTTATGAACTGTGCCATGATCGGTGTTTATGCAAGCTTTACGAATCGTTTTCTTGCAGGAAGACGTGCTATCGATCAGTGATAGCTCGTCTTCTTATTACTTAATAGTCGGTCCTCAGCGCATCGTATAAATCTTCGATTTCATTATTAAATTTATCCACCAATTCAGCATCAATTAATGATGCCAAAATCGCTATTCCGAAAATTGCGAGAGCGTAAGCAGCGGCTGGAGGGAAGAGCATCGGGACATGGGCAGCAAGACCAAGCACAATATAGGGTATATATCTTGTCATCGCCGCTGCCGCAACCCCACTCAATGCCATAGCTTCAATCTCTAGCATTAACGGCTTCCAATTGCCAGTTCTGAACCCTTCCTCAATTTTTGAAAAAAACACTTCGACGATGAACCCTTTAGCTAACAACCCAGAAGCGGCACTCAATCGGCCAAGATTATCAGCCAGGGTTCTTTTATCCATAGCCTTAACCGCATCAGCAAGAGCATTACGATCATCTTGTGCTAATTTAAAATAACGACCATTTTGAAATTTCTCCATGCTGGCAATAGCATCTTGATAATTTCTAATTTTTCTTCCTTTAATATTCTGAGAAAGTTTTCCCGCTATTTTCCCCAATTCATCACTGTGCTTCCTGGTAATATCACGTATGACTTCAGCGAGCAGTTTAGTGTCGTTCTTCAATTTTTCGTCTAACTCTTTATTTTCTGTTTCCTCACTTGAGGCCGTGCCTGACAAATCATCTAAATAATCTAAATATTCAAATATAGATTGACCGAATGAGTCAGGATTATAATCATTCCTTCGGCGTGGTCGGTAGAGTGAACCGCTTGGGAAAGAACGATGCGGACTGTCAGATATTGAACCAAATCTTTGGCTGGTATTATTAGATACCGTATCATTTAACTGTTCCGGGCCGCCGGTAATAGTAATAACCACCTCTCCAGCTGCATTATAGGGAACCCCGTTACGATAATGAGTTATTGATGAAGACATTTTATTTCCTTTTTTGTCTTATTTATATCCAATGAGTATGTATAAGCACACTTGCTGTATATACAGCGGTAACTATATTTCAGATGTGATGTATAAATGCCAGAAAGCAAAAAGCCCCGCTGTTTAGGCGAGGCTTAATTCAATGCAATGTATAACATCTTTCTGGAATTTAGCGCGTATTTTGTCGGCATGCAATAGCTAGAGTGGTATTTGGTCAATTTGGCCCTGAATAGTCTGCATCATCTGTTCATGTAACGCGCCAATCTCTTCGGTCACATTCTGCATCTCTTGCAGCACCTGCCCCGTTTTAGCCTGAGTATAAGCATCATTGAAGCGCTGACCATTGGCGAGTGTGGCTTCCCGTTCAGCCTGGGCATGAATGCGTTTAGCCTCTGCTTCTAAGCGGTCTACTTTCGCGGCCAGTTCGCGCATAGCCAGCTCTTGTTGTTGCTGCTGTAGTTGTTGCTCCTGCTGCGCGGCCTGCTGTTCTTCCGGTGTCATCTCATCCGGCGATTTTGGTGTACCCAATGCGCCACGGATCCGCTCAACAAATTCTTGTTTATTTGGCAGGTCTAACAGTTCTACCCACATATCCAACACGCTAACCTGAATCTGCGGTGGCAACCCGACAATAACTTCAGATAACCGCTGTGCCAATTGGGACTTATAGGCTGGTGTCTGTTGAATCGGTGCCAGAGCGATATGCGCACGTAGCCGGGATACATCGTTATTCATCCGGCCAGCCTCTTCGGCGGCATTCAATACCACCTCTTTGCGCTTGCGGGGATCATCACGATTAATCACTACCGGATAATTTCGGCGCTTGGTTAACTCTTCCAGCAAATAGCACAACAATAACTGGCCCACTTGTTGGCAAGCAAACTGATAGTTATCGTTGATCTCCGCCAAGGTAGTCGCACCCTGCTCTACCAAGTTACTGATCGCCACACCACTGGATGCATTGGAGTCTTGCCCGAGGAACGCTGAGTAAACACCCAGACCATCCTGAATCAACTTCATGGATTCCTGCATAACCTGAAACTGCTGCTGTGCAACTTGAAAGTCTTGCTGGATGTTTAATGCATCTGCCGCTGTCGTCTTATTGGCACGGTTGGGATTTAGGTTAATCACCCCATCCGGGCGTTCAATTTCTTCGGCCAACTGTTTATCGGTCATTTCCGTGGCATCTGCATCTTTAATTACCCGTTTTGCTTGCAGCAGCCAGGTCAACTTGATGCGGCGGAAATTCACTTCATCCTGTGCGGGAATGGCACGGCAGGCCAAACCATACGGCGCTCCCGTTTTATCTTTGCGATAGCCCCAGAACGGAATCAGTGGAAACATACCTTGCGGCGCTGTACATGGGCGGTCAATGATGAAATGAGGACCGACAAACCACGACTCACGGATCCGGCTGACACGAGCCATGGTGACCTGAACCCGGTCAGTGGCCACAGCCACAGCATGCATAACGTTATTCTTGTCATATTCTACAACGCGGCCATTGCTTAATTGCAGGATTGGCAGGCGCTGGAAGGTCCGATAGTAGATAACCTGAAGCAATACACGCTTACGGTTGGATGATACCCATTCGGTGCTCTCACGGCTCCACGATTGATACTCTTCATAGGCGCTCATCAGATCCGATTCTTGCCCGGCCGCCAGTTCGGTATCCACAAAGCCTTTCCACTCATTGAGGGAGTAATCGATAATTTGCGATTTGTCGGGGAATGTCCCTTTCACCTCATCTACATCCAGCCAACGCTTACGCATCAACCAACGGCAATCACTCAGATCCGCCTCGCGGCTGAACCAATCCCAGAACACCTCATTACGATGAACGGTAGACACTTTAAATTTATTATCGAATGGGTCACTGTTGCGGCGCACCTCAACCCACGATAGCCCGGCTTTAATTTGCTCGGCATAAGCATCACTACGGGCCTTATTCAAACCACTTAGTCGGCAGGCATCAGCAAACTCAGCATTGACTGCTTCGGCCATCACTTCCATTTCTTCATTAGGATCATCAGCAATCACCATTAGATCGGTTCGGGTTTTAGCCTCCATGCCTAACACGCCGTCGATAGTCGGAGCGATAAGGTTATGTTGCGTTAACGGCTGTCCGCGTTCTCGTAGCTTTGCTACCACTTCCGGCGCGAGCTGGTCACCATCGTAATAGGCGCAGGCGGTATTGGCGTTAGTGCGCCAGTCTGGCTGATGGTCAATATCCGAAGAGATATCCATCAATCGCTCAAGTGTAAAGCGGTCACGGTTTGCTGACTGAGATTGAGTAACCTCAGATTCATTAGTTGGGATATTCATCAGATAGCCATCCAGTGTTTAGGTTTAGAACGGTCAATAGGTTGGTGTTTCGGACGTGCAGGCATTCGCGCACGCATTTCTTGTGCAATGGCATAGCTCATCACCTGGTCATCAAAGCACCCCGTTTGGGCATTCATGCGACCTCTTGCGTCATAAACGTAGGTATTCAATTCATTGATGGTGCCAATCCAGCGGACTCCAGAAGCATTCTCACGAAGCAGTGATTTAAGTCCTTCAATAATGACCGGCTTGCTTTGTGCTGTAGTTAGCCAGCCCAGTTTTGGTGTTTCATCATCATGATCACGGTCGAGGTATTGCTCTGAGTAGATAGAGCGGTGTGGGTAAACTTCACGTAACTTCTGTATGACTGCGTGACCGTGGTTGTTTCGTTCTGGACCGAGAAATGCCGTGTTGTACCATTTGCCAACATGGGCTAGAAGTTGAGCGAACAATTCAGCATCCAGATAGCCGAACCAGTGGGCGACCTGTTCCCCGGTAGACTTTTTCACCACATCAAATGATGATCGGTCACGATTTTCCAAGCCCTCAGCGACGTCCCCACCAATAGCGTAATCCTCATCTGGATCCGGCAGTTCCCACACCAATAAGTGATTCAGTAGCGTGCGTTGAAGTTCTTCTGCATTGCCAGCACGTAATACCTGAACTTTGGTTCGTTTACCGGTTACTGGCTCAATGTCATATACCAGCAACGGAGACTTACACTGACCTTCGGCCTGCATGACATTGATGGCGGCAAATACGCGGCGGCCAGATGTTAGAAATGCCTCAGACGGCGTGCTGGGGAATTCCTGTTTCATTTCCTCCTGCTGCTCAATCTCTTTGCGGATATACCACTGCTTTTGTTCATCGAGCAAAGTGATACCCATTGTTTGCTCAACAGCAGCAAAATACTCCTGATGGTATTTACTTAAACGCAGACCGCCAGTTGGCACTGAAGTTTGATATTTAGGATCTTGCCACCAGGCAAAGAAATGGAATTTATAATCTTGTGATGTGAGCGGTAGATTTAATTGGCCTAAATCCATTGCTCGCGTGCTCATGGTGTGGAAATCGCCGCCTACGCCTTCAGCAGTGCTTTCAATAAATACAATGCAGCCGTCTTTGATGGCGTTGAGCGTTCCTGTTCTGACCTCTTTCGCCTTGGCCGGATACTTGGCGCAAATTTTTCCATGCTCTGAAATATGTAGCCGTTGAACCGTCCCTGAGCGAAATGAGGTTGATACGCGGATCTTTGAACCATGAGCAAATTCTATATGCCCTCCATTGGCACCTTCACGTCGGGTATTGATTTGAAACGTTGCGCGTAACCAAACAGGCAAGTTATCGAACGGAATAGATATTTTGGTACTGAATATTTCCCCTGCCGCCGGTAAATCCTGAGCGATGATCCCACAGGAGAGATTTTTGTTAAAAAGCGCCTGATCTAGCAGGTAGATATCTATACCTGTTGAGAAGCCTAGTTGGCGAGCTTTTAGAATGATATTTCGATAGTGCATATTCTTGAACAACTCTCGCTGTGCAGGGCGCATGCGAAAGGTCACTAGCTCGCCATCTTCATTGACTATCTTGTATAGGTTATTCAACCGCCACCAAACATCAGATAAATGAGCTTTGATATAGGCTATCTGTTCTGCCTCAGTCATTACGGCAATATCTGCATCGTTAAGTCTATCGTCTTGTTTCACAGCAAACCGTCCTGTCCTGAGTCCCTAACTTCCTTCACTGCTTCGCTGAGTGGTGTTGTAACTCCCTTGCCTTCTGACGTTAATTTTTGAGTCTCAGCCTCCAACTTAGAAGTGGCCGCTTTAATGCGGTAGGTATCAGCCTTTAAACGAGGTCCGTTGATGGCATCCAATTTCAATTTACTCAAACTGTTCTCTATGGATTCAATACGGCCAATGTTTCTATCCAGCGCTGATTCAGCCTTGAGCAGCTTGTCATACAGTTCTATTCGCGCTTCAATAGACTCCGCTGCCACTAAATCCTCGTGGATTTTTCGCATGGTCTTGGTCACCGATAAAGCCCGCGCTCGGGTGAATATCAGTTCGTCATGAAGATCTGAATCTGCCGCCGCCTCAAACAAATCATCTGCATTCAGATACCGCGCATAAGCGCCATGTTTTCTGGCTGCCTGATTGCCGGGAGTAAAAGCGCCAACCGGATTGGGATTACCTGCATTACCTTCTGAATGACGGTTGCCTTTGGTGAATTGCCCGTTGCCCGATCGGCCGGAGTTCGGTTTCTCGGCTGGCTCTGACTCTAGATCGCGGTCATCGTCTGCGTCCGATGATAATTTCTGTTCTTCTTCTTCCACGTCATCACTGTTTGCGCACTGTTGCGCAGTAGCATCGGATTGCGCATTGTGCGCAGTTCTACGGGGTTTCTTTTGCGCAGACTGCGCAGCACGAGGTTTGATATAGCGGCGTGCAGATTGGTAATTAAGTCCATGCTGTTCACACCATTGCTGAGCGGTAATTCCTGTAGTCGCGTTATCAGCCAGAAAGGCAGCTTGTAACGCTTCCCAATCATGCTTTGCCATAGTGTTCTATTGGTCTGTTGTGGGCCATTATTGAGCCACCTCTTGGGAAGTGACTCTGTAATGACTTAAACAGCCTTACCCGATGTTTGCCCACTGGATAAAGCCCTCGGTGACTGCTCATGCAATTTCTGGCGCAGTAAATATCCTTCTAGCCCCCATATTTTATGTATCGCGTTATCCATGGCGATTCTACGACCTATCTCTTCATCAAAGTTCTCGGGACTTGCACAGGCACTCTCACCTGTAACGGTGTAACCATTTTCTAATGTGATACAGCAGATGATTACAGTGGTACCTGGAAAACGATGATATTGGCCCGCAACCTGAACGCGCTCGATATGCTCCGGGGTAATCCGTGGTGCAGTTAAGCCTTTACGCTGAATTTCTTTCTCAATATCTTTATCGCTCATGGTAATTCCTGTTTGTTTGGTTGCTGTGATGGCAGACTGCGGATCAACTCTCTATCGTTATTGGCCCGGTCTAACAGGGTCAGTAACGGGTCAAGCCACAGCACTGCTTGGCGGTAAGTCATTCTGTGGGGGGAAGTGGTACCAGTAAGGGTTCCGTCAGGTTGGCCGGAATTGCGCATTGCCCTGGCACGTAGACCGTCCGTATAGTCGTACATCCGCTGAGCAGTAGAATCAGGGATATACCGATCAGCGCATTCCTCAACGTTGAGGTCTTTGCGGTTTTCAATTTGCCTTTCCTCGCTTTTGGCAGAAATGGTGACGTTATAGCTACCGGCCTGCGCAGCTATCTCATTGGAACGCTGGAACTGAAAAGCCTGTAATGCCTGGGTGGCTTTTGATTCATCCAGATCACTTTGCAGTTGTGATAATTGCCCGACCTTCTCAACAGCAACTTTGTGGAAATAGAAAGCGGTACCGCCAAGGCACAGGATCACCACCAGCAGAACGCTGGCAATCGCGATAAGTAGTTTTGTGGACATATCAGGATCCGGGCTTAATGCCGTTTACTATGAAAAAAGCAGGGGTAATGGCATACACCAGTGATTCAGATTTCACGTAGCGTTACCAAAACAACATGTAAATGGGTGTTATTAGCTAATTTATAACGGTTTTATGGCATCAGACATAATTCGCGCTCGACTTCACGGCGATTGACTAACCCCTTCCAGACCTTGCCACCAGCCTTAATCCATCTACGCAGCTCATCGCACGCGCCAGAAGTATCGCCACGGTTGAGTTTTTTCACCATGGTGGAATTGGTCATGGCAGTAATACCAACGTTGTAGCCAAATGATGCCAGGGCAGCTTTACGGAAATCGGACATTGGAACGTTAACGATGCGGTCGATGGCGGCAAATACGGGGATCAGATCTTTGTGTAGCAAAGCATCACATTCAGCATCGCTGTAGCGTTTGCTGGGGATGATATCTTTGCCAGTGTGACCATCGCAGACCGTTAGCACGCCAACCACATCACGATAAGGCATATACTCACGCCCTTCCAATCCATCGCTGCCACCCACAAGGGCAATTGCGATCGCCATAGCACCACCAGCAACTACACCGTATATTTTCTTCATTAAATGGGAGGACACTGCCATTATTTATCCCCCCTGATTATTGTGTATCCCTCTCGCGCTGCTTTTTCGATAGCTTTTGTCTGCCGGCGCTGCCAGTAGGCGTTCAGAAAAAAGGTAGCCACCCCGATGATAATACCGATGACAATCGCCCAATCATTCAGGGTTAAATCTTTTAATAGGTTACCCAGCTTCCCAACCAATACCAGCACTGCCCCTGTGAGATATGAGGCAAATGATGTTTTTTCAGGCATTTTCATGCTCCACCTCCCCGGTTTGGGGAAATAAAAAAGCCTGCTGGGCGAACCATGCAGGCTTTTGGGGTAGTCAGGACTGACCGGAACTGACCAATAAAAAACCGGAGCAGCTTTTAAGCATACTCCGGCATCTTTCGGAAATTTAGCGCGTTATGAGATTCAAATCAATATGTAATTAGTAATCATACACGGTAGCTATCTTTACTTGGATCACACATATTTGACAATAATCACTAATCGCTTCTTAATTTGTAGTACATAACTTAAGCTGATTTTAATTTAGGATGTAAAGGGAATTATATGAACGAAGAGCTTATCGATAGATTTCATAAAGAAATGTTAGGAATCTATAATTCAGCGCTAAACTTAACCCCCCCCTATCGAGCCACTCGGTTTTATCAAATGGTTTTACAGCATGGTGGGTATGAAACAGCAAAGCGCTTGTTAGCAACAGGGAATCCGTCTGAAGGATTCACTCAACTTTATCTCCGAGGGCCTGAGAACTTGCGCCTTAGTGTCGAATATTTAGTGTTGCAACAACCTTGGCGTATATTATTTGAAGAACAGCATCTAGCTAAAGCAAAAAAACGCTTAGTGGATATGCGAGTATCAATCCCAAAAGATGACGTTCAATAAATATGAGAAACCCTCTTATCTCATTTCGGATTGAATTCTTTCAATTAAAACCTCACCTGCATCGGACTCTTCAACGTACAGCCAGTGCATGCATTCTTTAACCACAGGCGCATATAGCGCAGCCCATTCCCCGGCGGGTATCTCAGCCCCTATGATGCCCATCGATTTACGCAGATGTTCCATTGTTGGCGGTATACGGCCACCACCGCCGCATTCGTTGCATGTTTCTGGATGAGGTCGCAGAGTTTTACCGGCACCATGGCAACGTGGGCATACCTGCGTTACAGATGCCTGCTGATTAGCCCATGCCCGCAATGCTCCGCGTTCTGTTTTGATTTTAGACTGAAGGGTATTTATTTCATTTGCCAGTAATACGATAGTGCCATCATCAAGTGCCTGGGCTTTATCTCTTTCCAGCAATTTGATTTGCTGCTGTAGCCCATCAACGACTTTTCTGGTCATTCCAGTACGGGAGCCGTAACGTCGTAATAAAGTGGCAATTTGCTCTACCTGCGCCGGGAGATTTCTATCCAATACCATGTTCAGCGCTAACTGGCAGGCAGCAATGGCTCGGGGTGGATGCGGTCGTTTATGCAGCCACACACTAATTGCGGCTCGTAAGCGTTGCTCGGCTTTACAGTCATTGCGGTATTTGGTCATCAAAATATCAAATCCGACAGGGTGTATATGCTGGCAGGTAGCAAAAGTACCTAATATCTGGTCTTTGGTCAGAACTGCACGACCTCGGCCAATGTTCAGCGATTCTATGCTGACACAGCGCGGATCGTGCATTTTGATAAGTTGTTCAATAGCAGTGGTCATTGGTCAGTCCTGTGTTTTAAATTCACAAGACTGATTCTATAGTTCGTTGCAAGAATCGCAACAATTTACCATTTCATCCCTGCTTTTGAAAAATTAAAATTTTCTTAAATGATACTTAAAAGTACCCAATACTACACAAATCCAAAGATTCTATTCAGTTAGAGTCACAAAATTAAATTACCATCTAGCTCATGAAATTATTCTAAAAGACAAGCCAGTTCAACAATGTCAGCATAGTCACCTAATCTTAAAGTAGAATCTTTTAAGTCATTTAAAATGATAGCTCTTAACACCGCATTATCCTTTATTTCAAAAATATCAATTTGATGTAAATGTCTTGAAAAATTTTTTATTGTGGAAGCTAATGAGTCTACTTTATCGTCAATTATGACAATACTCCAAAGGATATAGAATAACTCTATAATGCTTAATTTTATCAATTTAACTCTAAGAGAATTCGATGTATTAGTATAATCATCAATGGGAAATGATACTCCCAAAACTTGACCATTTATTTTAAAACTTACACTTTCACTAATTAATTTCCCTCTCCCAACCATACTTTTAAAAAAATTATCTCTTTCACTTGAGACAGGTAGTTTACCTAAAGTAATATAATTGTATTTCTCACTACTAATACAATTTACACTTAGAACCAATGCTAAAAAAATAAAATCGAACCTAGCACTAATGTTAGCAATCGATGCTTCGATTCTTTCCATCCATTGATTTATTGTCCTAAGATCCATGTGTAATACTTGAGATATCGCAGATAGAATTTTTGAATACTGTTCGATATAACTACTATCTCCTACTTCAACAATGAACCAACTATTGTTTTTATTTCCAAGATGGTTCTGTAAAATCACACTAGAAGATACTATTTCAAATATAAATTCATAATGATTCGGTTTTCTTAATGTTAATGTCCTATTAAAAAACCTATTAAGATATCGTTGTGAATCGAACCCAACTCCATAAACTGCTTTTATTGAGTGTTCTAGCTGTTCTTTATCTGTTGCAATGACAAAAACAACTCTTTTCATATCGAATAGATGCTTGATCGTTTCTAACATCTCAATTGCATACGTAGGTCTGCATCTATCTAATTCATCGATAAATATAAATAATGGATAATCATAACCTCTATTAGAACCAATCACTGACTCCAACCATGAATTAATTGCTTTTTTAAAATCCTCTATAGACTTATTAGCTTCCTCATGGGCACTCATCGCGGCTTCAACGAGTTTAGCACCTATGTCAGCTGCCCCCTCACTACTAATGAAGTCCGTTGCTTTATCAATATCTACGCCAAACTTTGTTTTAATTACAGCTTTTGTAGCCTCAGGTGCAACTGATTTTATCATTCTCCAGGCATTCGCTATGAAAGGGGACTTAAGCAGTGACTTATCTGTTTTATCTATTAGGCCATGTTGTATCTCTGTAATCACTGCCAAAAAAGGATCTTTTGAGTGATCACTTTTCCATGCATCAATGAACACAACTGGATATTGATTTTCTATTTCTTCAGCCCAACGACGTAAAAACCATGTTTTTCCTGCCCCCCATTGAGCATTTAAATTTAAAACATAATTCTCATCCTTACCTTTTTCTATTAAGAAATTGGTCAGAAACTCTGCATACTTCGATCTATCAAGTCTATCCGGAGGGTACTCACTTCTACTTATTTTTGACCAGTCAAATAACATTTACACTTCCTTAAAATTTATTTTCAACATTGCCCATAGAATTTTGATTGCTTCTTGATCTTATATTTTCAATTACTTTCTTATAATAAGACTCACCACTATCATCAATTGATATTATTTTCATCCCTACACTTTGAAGAAGTTCAAACTTTGGATTGTCGTTAGCGCTCTCACATTTTCTATGATAATAATATATATTATTCTTTACTATATTATCTGATATTCGCCTTGCTCTATATGTTAATAGCCACCAAAGGTCTGATTCAACAAAAGACAATCCTAAGCCGAAAATATATACATCTTGAGTGAAAAACAATTCGACCCATGAATCAATACTTACTATTTCTTTCTTTAGCAATCGACTCACTAGAGACTTATACTTAATGCGATAAGCACCATCAGTACCATTTACGATATAGTCTCTCATCTTTTGCATATAACCAACGTAATGCTCATATCCAAGTGTAATTGTATTCGGGAAAGACTGCACACCATGTATATGCCAGATATATGTTTTACTTCCAGGAAGAAGGTTTCTCCTAAATAAGTTAAATTTTGTTTCTTTTATAACACCCGAATTAAAATCACCTAAAAACCCTTCATCTAATGATAACTCTAATGATAAATCATAATTTGTTGTTAGTATGTGAGACGCTCCAATATTGCATATTTCGGAGTGAATCTTACATGGCCTTATTGATTTAGAAAAATCTGCTACAATGTTTTTCAATTCTACTTCTATAGCTGCTGCCACCTTACAATCGCAACCTTCATTTAAAGATGATAAGTATATTTCCTCATATTCCATAGGAAATGGTTTATTATCATCACTACGCACGTCCTTACTACACTTTTTTTTGAGAATTGATAATAAATCCTCCCATGTGCTGCCTGGAGTTACATTATTGACTCCATTTCCAACGAGTAAAGTGAACTTATTCATTTGCTACACCCTAGTAACTTCTCTCTATGCCAAGCCAAGTATATTTTAGCTTTTTCATAAATGTTAATTTTCACATCAGTGGGTACATTAAGTGCATGGATAACTTCGTATATCTTCGGATCATTCTTAATAACAATACTCCCATCATCCGTGAAACTAATTAACCTATGATCAAACAATACATCTACATGTGGGGCTAACATTAGTCCATTATAAGGGTCCAATCGCTCCTCATCTGAACTATCCCGCCAAGGTTTAATATGACTAGCCCTAAGCAGCTCAGGCATAGATACACCTGTAACAGGACACTGAGGATAGAGGGCCAGCACATTTTGCCGGAATAAACCTTGCCCCACGCGAGCCTGAATCAATCGTTCTGCTGTCGTGGGATCTCCAAGTTTATGAGCCTTGATTTCAGCAATATCCTTTTCAATTTCTTGATAATCAGAAGTATCGTTTTGTTGTATTAAACTGATTGATTGGCATAGCTTTAACAGTAAATGGCCTAGCTCAGGGCTGATTTTTGACAAGTACATCTCATTACCATTGCCATTAAGTGGTTTTATTGGCGAATGCGTTTCAGGTAATAATGGAGCAATTTCCCCGAGATGTTCCTTTGGCGAGATAGGCGTATTTAACGTTGTAAACTCAACATCAACCTTCCACCCTTGGTTATCCCAAAAGCTGTCAAACGCAGGAGGTTGAATGGCGTCATAGCACTTTGATTTAGCGACGCCGACAGCACCTATTTTAGTAAATGCATAGGAAAATATTACGTCGCCAGGATTGACTAATTGCAGCGTATCGTAAGCTGGTCTTGGTTTTCCGTCTTTTGCTCGACTTGGAGCCCAGATAAATCCTTCTTTACGCGCAATTTTGAATGTTTGTTTGTGATTTACCCAAAAGAATTGCTGCACTGTTGATTTATTGCTCATGATTATCTTACAAAAATTTTATTTGTAGACAAATTACAGCTCAACCCAGGCCTTATCAACTAATGTATCGAAATATTAATCGTCCGTGATTGAAGTCACAAAGTCATTAATTACATAGTGTTACTCTAATTTAAAATATAATAACAATCTGCGATTAATTAGAATTGAAGTATGGGAATAAAACACTATTAAAACGTCCTAAACATCTATTTTTATAATTAATTTAGGATAAGTAATATTGAATCTGTGCTTGGGCAAGTTTAAATCCATAACAAACTTTAGCTGTATACCCCGCTATCGTTAGCCGAGATATCCACTCAGCCTGCTCTCCCATTAGTACTCCTTTATCTGCCTTCATCTCAATCCACAATCCCGCATAACCACCGCGCGGCAGCGCCAGAAACAAATCCGGTACCCCCTTCCTCAACCCAAGCCGTTTAGCATCCCTTGCCGCCTTTGGCCCGCGCTTCCCCTCATTGGGTATATGGATCAGATAGTCCCCGATACAAATACCATCGATAACAGTTTTATCTGCCCACGCAATAAGCGCGGCCTGTTCCTCGGTTTCCGCCTGGTGGTAAACTTTACGAACTTTCCCGTTACGCACTTCCAGCTTTGCTGCTGTTCCGATGATGCCAATGGCATCTATGCTATTAAGCAAACTGGCCCCCTTTAGCGGTTACCAGCGATTCCTCCAGCCAAATCCTAAGAGTTGCATGCAATGCCAATAATATCGTTTCCTCAAGCTCTCCGGGCTGCCATTCATATGGTACCCGCCCATCAATAACATCATGGCAGCAGTTGCACCCAAATACGGCCCAGTAGTCATCTGACTTATACCCCATGCCGTGGGTTGAACTGGGCAAATGGCAAAGTACCGTTGTTTCTGGGTTACTGTTACAGATGCCGGGGATCTGTAGCGTGCAGCATTGGCCCCGCGCAGAATCGCGCAGGGCTTTACTTCTAAATGCCGGAGATTTCATATCAATACTCCAGCAGCCGGTTAACTGCCTGTTCCATTTCATACTCGTTATCAAAGTGCTGACCTAATGTCTCATTCCAGATAACACCGGCCACGCCTTTATAAATACGGTCAAAAGCCCCCTGATCCATATTCACGAATGCGACACTCCAGCGCTGCTTCAATGTGCCACCCTCGGGGTTGGGCATCAGGTCATAGAATCCGGCCTTGATCATGACGTGGTTGAAGTAGGCAGCATCAGTCTTTACCGCCTCACCATCAAACCTCTTCTGGCGCTGCCTGATTACCCTGTCTAATACCGCTTGAGCAATAGACCTGGTTACTTTTTCATAGAGTTCTGGATCTCCAGCGGCACTACCTACAGCTTTAGCCACCTCATGGGCTATCCATTCCTCTGGCGCACTAACAAAGGTCCAATCCGGTACCCAATATGAGAAACCCAGCTCCAACAATTTCCAGAATTTACGGTGATGCTTCAGGTTGCGCCGGTCGCCAATTGGACTCATTGAGATTGGTGTGCCCGCAGGCACCCCTTTCATCGTTTCGCGATCATGATCAGTGGCGTACTTGATGCCACCACCAGGCAATAGGACGCCCAGCACCTCAGTCTTTTTCTTTCTCGTGGACTTAGTTCGCGATGCTGTTGTCATACGGCCCCCATTGAGGACAGCCGCTCAGCCTCTCTGCGGATCTGCGCTAAGAATGCCTCACCAGTAGCAAGTAATTGCTCACGGGTGATATAGCTAATCGCAGGACCACGCCATTCCTTATCGAAAATTGCAATAGCCGCGCCAAATCCGGCATTACAGGCTACCTGAGTGCTATCTTCGGGACGGAACCATGCAGGTACTTCAAAACCAATTCTGCCGCGAATGAAAGCAATATGGTCAGCTTCTTCAGGCCACCAAACCTCTGACGTTGCCGCTTTGGTCAAATAGACATATCGACCGCCGCGCTGTCGCATTTCAGAGGTATAAGCCATGATGTGTCGCATACCAGTGATGTATTGCCTTTCATGTTTTTTCGCCGTGCTGTAGGGAGGGTTAGCGAATGCGGCACCATTCAACTCGATCAGTTTTGCGGCCCAGTCTTGAGTTAGCGCATTATCTTCCGCAGTGTAATAAGCAGGCGTTTTAGCATTATCACCATCACTGAACAGATCCAGGACTAACGGGCCAAACATCGCATTGATACCCCAGAACAGAGCATCTGGCGTGCGCCACTGATCACCAATCAATTTCAACTTATGCGTTGGGGCGGATTTGAGAGCTGCCAGATCATGAACATATTGGGTATTGGAGAAATCAATCATGCAATGGCTCCCCATGACCAGAATTTGGAACCAGCCGATAAAACCAAACCCGCTTACCGCTATCCTCATTGCGGACAGTTCTGACCTGTTTTACTAACCCATGACGGACAGGATTAATTTCACGCAGGCGTGCGCTGATGGCGGTCTGGGTATCACCTTCACCGGGGAACATCTGTGATAATAACTTTTCGAGGTCGCGCAGAGTCCGCCAGTCAGCCCCACTGGCAGCGGCGATCACCCGATTTAACTGGCTATTGGCCTCGTTTAACCGACCCGCCAGACGCATCGACCTGATATCGTGGTTAATGCCATCCCTTTCGGCGTTGGGTACCTGTGGCTTAATCACCATTACGCCCCCTCCCCGACCAGCACTTGGCGGGTTCCGTCTGGCGTGGGTTGTGACACAATGCCTTCCGCCTGCATTCTTTCCAGCAGCCAGGCAGCACGGTTATAACCAATGCGGAGTTCACGCTGTAGCCCAGAGATTGAAGCTTTACCTTTTGCCTTGATGAACACCACTGCTTCAGGGTAGCGATCATCATCGTCCCGTTCTGCACCGTCCAAGTCTACCCATGAACTACTGGTTGCCTCTCCGCCTAATGCGGTAACCAAATCCGCAATCAAGGCAGCTAATTCACCCGTCATCAGAATGAAATCGGCATCAAATCGCTGGGCATAATCCTCGCGATCGATAGCGTCGTTTTGCTCCAGAAGCGTGGCACTGTATTTAACTCTCTTCAGGCTGCCATCGTCGGACAACATGAAACTGATACGTTCTCGCCACTCCAAAGCCAACTTGGTAACCAGTTTACCGGCGGCGATATGCCCACGGATCTCGTCACTGACTAAATCCTGATGTTTACTGCGCAGAATGCCACCCTGTTCCAACACAGCCTTTAACTCAGCTTCTTCCTGAAGCACAAACCCAGCAGGCGCTGCACCTGAGCGCAACCATTCGGTCAGCGTCAGTTCGATTGGGGTATCAAGTGTCATAGGGATAACAGGCAGTGAACCCATGGTTTTGCGCAATAATGACAATGCATTTTCAGCTTTCCGCGCGCTAGCGGCATCGATGATGATTAACCCAGCCCCTGCGTTAATCCAGATGGATGTTGTAGAGTATTTGCTAAAGGCCCGTGGCAGCAGAGTCTGGATAACTTCATCTTTCAGCGAGTCTTTTTCTGTTTTTTTCAGTTTACGGTGTTGCTCTTGTTCCAAGCGTTCAGCTTTACTCGCCAGCTCACGGGCGATAACCGGCGCAGGTAAATCCTTTTTTTCACACTGCAATGTGATCAGGATTTGCTTGTTAGCCACATGCGCTAGCGTGGCGCTTTCGTTACCCATTGGCGATATCCAACCAGTTTTCGCCATATCCTGGCTACCACAGGGTGTAAATGCGAATTGCGCCATTTGCTCTTCCAGATTGGCGAAAGATACATCGCGGGATAGTTTGTAAATCAACACGTTCTTGAAATTAATGCTCATTGGTCAGTCCTCAGTAATTTGATTATTATGCAAACCGTGGTCGGCGGCCTGCTGCAATGACTCTCGGTGTTTACTGTCCAGAGACTCTTGTAACCTGATACTTTCATCGTGCCATCCTCTCGCCCTTTCCTCCTGATCCTGTTTAATTTTGTCTTTCAACTCGTCTAAAAAATGACGGATTTTTGTTGGTACCCCATTACCCAACTTGCCCTTATCTGATAACAACAATTGATATTTCTCAGCTTTAGGTTTGGGCAAGAGTCCTGTTGTTACCGCCTGTTCAACCGCGCCTTTTACCGTTTCTTTGTCCCATCCCTCCGACACTGACCACTCCGGTGTTCGGCCTGTCCCCTGTGCTGCCTTAGTCAATCGCTCATAGGCCGCAATGAAAGCCATACGCGCACCTACCTTGTCGCCTTCCTGCATAATTGGCTGAGCAATATTCCATGCCTGGGCAATTTCATTCGTCCAGATCACAGTGTTAGCCTCATCTTGCGCAGGTAATGCCAATGCCCACGCCTCATTCGCTGAAAGCCAATCGGGCTTACCGGCAATATGTTGGATATTGCGGATAATATCGGCAGGCTTTGGCGAGAAACGGCCCTGATCCGGATCGGTCAGCCAGTTACTGAATGCCTGGCGCACTGTGTCGATATCGTATGGCAGCAACGCATTCCAATAGAGTTCCAACACGGCTTTTGATGCATCTTTGCCGTATATCGCCAGAGTGGCTTTCATGATTTCTGCAAATTCACGTTTATCATCTAAACCCTGCATACTCACCGCCCATTATTGACAAAATCATCCGCAACCCGCGCATTGTGCGCCTCCAGTGCTTCCTGACGACTCATGCCGGTGTTACCAGCGCACTGATTTTGTGGCCGACTACGATTCAGTAACCATTCAAATTTCAACCCCTGCCAACCGGCGGCCATGGCTTCAGACAACGCATCATCCACAGACCATCCAGCAGCAACCGCTTTACTCAACTCCTTACCCAGCATGTTCACCACGGTCTGAGTCATTGGAGCTCGTTTTGCTTTTCGGTGTTTTAGGTAGTCATCCCAAATCTCAGAGCTAACAGCCATCGGAAAAGCGGAGAAGTCTATTGCCGAATTTTTAGCCGCCTTACGTGTGCGCTTCTCTGTAGTAATCTCTGTAGTAATCTCTGTATGATCGAAATGGGGAATCCCTTGCCCGCCAGTTAGGGAATCCCTTGCTGGCGGCTTGGGCTTTTCCTCGTTCGCCAATTGGGGTTTTCCCGTTTCCCGGAATGGGCTTTCCCCATTTGGGGATTTATCAATAGGTTGCGATAGCATTCCATCCAACCGGTCGGTATCAATCTGATAGTAAATACGGTGTTCTAACCGCTTATTTGTTTCTTTCAAAACTCCCGCTTGCTTGAGCTTTTTACGAGCTGTAAGTTGTTCCTCGTAGGTCAATCCTGTTTCAGATTCAATCTCTTCCGTAGTTTTAAAAATGCCAAACTCTGAAGTTTCTTTGCCCGTCCAATAGAAGAACTGGCAGAACAAAATGACTGCGTTTACGCTCCCAAGATATGGAACCAAGCCAGGGTAGTAAGCAATCGGCCGGCCAAATTGGTATATGAGTTCAGATGGCGTCATAGTTCCCCCTACGGCTGCTTTGCATCAGAGGGACTATGTTGGCGGGAATAAAATGCCTGGGTAATACCAGACAAAGCCCCTGTGATAGCCATACGGCGGGCCTCCTGCCCGTCAATAGCCAGTTTTTTACCCACAATACTGGCAATCAATTCTACCGATTGTGTGGTCGTTGGCGTGATGTTAGTCATTGGGATTTCTCCTGTCTGATGGGGAGTTCAGGCAGCCAGTCGGGTACCGGCAGCCCGGCGAGTTTTAATTCGGCATGGACGTGAGCCAACATTTCAGGAGCTTCGGCGAACATCGCCAAAAAACCACGAATGGCAGCCACATTGGTTTCTACTGCGGGGTTTGACTCCAGCGCATTGGCGGTGCTTTTTATGGCCACTGCCTCGCTTTCGGTCCAACGAGTCTTAATCTGATCTTCACGCACGGTATGGAACGGTAAACCGTTCTTTCCCACTTTTTTACGGGATAGCAACTCCCGCCGAACGTCAGAGGCTATCGTAGCCCCTGCCGTTATACCGGCAGGTTGGTAAATTGTGGTCATTGGTCAGTCCTTAAATATCTTGGGTGATTACATGCATGGACATAAACTGTTAATCGTTTCTTTTTTAGTCCGCCACGGAGGCGCAATGTCCAGTGATAATTCCCTTAGTTACATTAGAGCCTTGGTCGATGTTGTCGCCATTACCGTGCTATCCGGTAGTGATGAACAACATAAGCTCCGCATCAAGCAAAGTCTGGATGCAATCATGAATCATCCGACACTGGAGGTTTCACCTGAGGGTCAGGAATTATTTGCTCACTTTGCTGCCCTTCTGGATGGTTCAAGCACTGAGGTTTTCCTTTCAGCACGCATAAGCCAAGAAGATCCAGATCCTGAAAAGTCACACTCTTCCCCTCATCTGCGTTTATTGAGAGGGGGCAAAGAGGAGTAACAGTTTTTTGTGTCTTACGTTTAGCTCTCCAGCTAGCGAGCCAACGCTTTAGGCTAATAGTCATTGGTCAGTCCTCTATCTTTACTGATGAGCTGGTTTGGTCAGAACCAGGCTAAGATTTTCCGGATTACGGCCATAGTCGGCCGGGTTATAGGTGTATGGGATGTCGATAGACATATGGCAAAGCAAGGCAACTTTTTCAGGTAACCCACGCTTACGGTAGGTTTTGATCGCTTCATAGGAACACTCAAGGGCTTTCGCCGCCTGATACGGGCTACTGAAATGGTTGATCACCTGTTCCGCAGCCTTAATGCGCTCATCCAGCGAATTCGATTTAGTACCATTCATCACAGATTTTCACCTTAAGAACTGAGGGTAGAATTATACCCATAAAGGTGAATATATACCGAAACTATACCGAGCGCAAAGTTTACTAAAGTTGAGTTACTTTTATACCTATGAATACATATAGCACTTTTGGTGAGCGCCTATTGGCGAGACGTGAAGAACTCGGCATGACGCAGGAAGATCTTGCGGCAAAAGCCGGTATTACTCGCATGGCAATAAGCAAAATTGAGCTTGGGATGACGCAAAAGCCCCGAGCAGATAATCTATTTGCGTTAGCCAAAGCCTTGCAATTGAACCCCAATTGGTTGGTTTCAGGGAAAGGAGAAAAAGAAGCTAATAATCAAGCGACGATCAAAATCGATAACGCTTCACCGATCGACGTACTCACCAGAGAGGTTCCATTGATTAGCTGGGTACAAGCTGGCGCATTCACAGAAGTTACTATGCTGCCGCGAGATGAGTATGTTTATTACCCCTGCCCTGTAATTTGCAGCCCGGAAAGTTTCGCTTTACGCATTGAAGGCGAATCAATGCTGCCGCGATTTGAGCCGGGCGATATTATTTATGTTGACCCAGAATTAAACGATCCTCCGAGTGGAAAATATGTGATTGCCCGAATGGAAGGTAGCGCAGAAGCGACATTTAAACAGTTACAAATACTTGATAATCAACGCTATCTTAAAGCTTTGAATCCAGACTACCCGGCTGATGCCAGATTTGTAAAAGTAAACGGTAATTGTGAGATTATCGGCACCGTGGTGTGCCATGTTAAACCGGTATAAGGATATAAAATGATTGTTAATCATCCGATATCAAAAGACGATAAATCAGCTTGGTTGGCAAAGTTAGGCAGTGGGCAACTGGGTGTCGCTAAGACTTACCTCCATTTTCTTCTCGCTATGATTTTTATCTCTGCGGCTACTTTTTTTGCCGTGTTTGCTGACTGGAATTTCTGGGTTATTGTGCTGGCGATGGTGATTTACGCAATCTACATATTCAATGTGGGCCGGGGCCTCTGGTGTGTATCTAAAATCATCAACAACAAAGCACTTAGAATCTTGAACAAGTGTGTCTCTGTATTCTCCTATTTCTGTGGGATATCGGCTTTTATACGGGCAGCTAACCTCGTACTTTTGTATCTCCAACTTCAGTCATAATCCCCCACAATCCGAATCTACTCACCGGCATAGGCCGGTTTTTTTTGTCTTAAATTCAATTCAATACATTAAATACCGAAACTTATCGATCTTTTAGTTGCAAAAGTACCGGTATAGTTATACCTTTTAAGTATCCGCAAGGATACGCTCTTTAACAAACAGGTTAAGTGACATCAAACGGTCCGCGTGTACCGGTCACGGCTCAGCTAAACCACGAATCACCCGTGTGCCTTCTAAGAGGGTACAGCGGTGATAGATATAACTGAGGACTGACCAATGGCTACAACATCTCGTCAAAAGCGTATGGCAAAAAAACGCAATGCCCATATCCAGGCACTGGCAAAGCGTGAAAGTAACCGAATCGAAAAAGCAGTATTAATTTTGATACGGTGCAAACCGATGCCAGATATGCCAGCCGTACCCAGCAAGCCCAGAACTTCAGCAGATCCAGAGAAACGGATTGCAGCAGTTGCCCGCCAGAAGATGCGTGGTTGCAGTAAGTTACCTCGCGGCGTGCGTTAGACATTCATTAGCAGCAAAGCAAAATAAACCCTCGGAGCTACAGCTTAGGCTGTGGCTCTTTTTTTTACCTAAAAGGAACCAATATGAGCAATTTACCAGCAATTAGTATGAAGCAGATTGAATCTTCCCAGATCCACAGCATCGGCCATGACCCAGTTAGCAACACTCTGGCGATTCGTTTTAAGTCGAAGGGTGAACCGGCAGCCCTGTATCACTACCAGAATGTGTCCGCTGATGATTACGCGGCATTCTCCGGTGCTGAATCAATTGGCTCCCACTTCTACCGCAATATCAAACCAGATACCGAGCGCTACCCATTCCAGCGCATTAACGAAAAGAAAGACAGCGAATAAGAGGTCTTATCTTGGCCCTACTCTTCGGGGCCTTTGGCTGTGCCGCACTCAGATTTAACTCGCGAATATTGGGAGGTCAACGCCTATCGTTTATTCATTAAATTAAGTAGAATATCTTAATAATTGATGGCTATTTTAGGCGGTCTAATCTAATGAATGATCTGTTGAAGTCAGTTAAAGAAACCGTTATCGATAGAGTACGGAATCCGTTTTTCTTTTGTTTTATCCTCTCTTGGTTATACTTCAATTGGCAATCAGTGCTCATTGTTACTCTTAGCAAGAAACCGATTGAAGAGCGGATTGCTGTTCTCGCTGGAAAACTTGATCCTTGGCATCTTAACTCTCTTATTCTTCCAGCAATTTCCGCCTTTATTATTGCGGTTGCATTTCCTTATCTTGGCGTAGCTATCCGCCGCCTTCATATGCAGTATGAAAATATTTCTGAAGGTTTTGTTAGAAAACAAAAAACTCGCGCCTATGAAACAATTAGCCATGTTGCACAATCAAAAGTTCAAAGCGACAATGCTGAGGAGTTAGCAAAAGCAGAAATAGCTACGAAATTAGCTGATGAAGAAGAATCACAGCTTAAGTCAAAACTAAATATGGATGCATTAAGTACCCATCATGAAACATTAAGCCTCTCGATAGAGACACTTGAAAAGCAGATTAAAAGTGCAAATGAGACGATATCTACCCTCAGTGAAAAATCAATAAGTCTTCAAAATGAATTAAATGAAAGCGAAAATATATTAGTTGGTCTCAAGGGTAAAATAAAAGAATCAAACAGAAAAGAGGGACAGTCTACAACCAAACAAAGAAACACTACTGTAGCAGAGACACTCGGATCTCCTGCATTCAAAGATGGGGAATATTTAGCTAATAAAGAAATTATGTCTCAGGTTTCAGCATTGTATAATCCTGCTTCTGTCCTACCCAACAACCTCAAAGAGTTAATCAAAATAGCTGAATCTCCTGTTGCCAAAGAATTAGGTTTAATACTTAAAAGTGATCTTAATTTTGGTAACGTTCCAAAAGAGTTACTTGAAGGAGCAAAGTTTGGGGAAAAACTAAACGTAGCTAATTGGGGTATGGGTAAAGGAATCTCAGCTATTCCACCAATGATAAATTCACTTAAATATATCGACCCTACTAAGAATCCGGAAGATTCAGATCTCCCAGCTAAAGATGATACCTAACCAACATATTATTTAATATACCTCCCCCCCTTTAAAGGCCACTTATGTGGTCTTTTTTATTATATGAATAAGAAGGGCCTATGAATGAATACAACTATCAGCGAATGGTTGAGCAATCGCTGGAACAGTATGACCGCCTATTAATTTCGGATCCGGATGAGCAAGAGGAGTTAGGCAAACGGATTGAGTTTTTACGCCGCCATTCGAAAATGCTCAATGCTTTTAAATCCGCTGTCAAAAATGGCTGCTTTATTGCGGGTGCCAGCACCCATTACCTTGCAGCACTTACCGAAAGCACCGCTATGGAGCTTTATCTGGATGAGGTACAGGAGGAAATATTTCTCCGGGTTGCCAAAGCAGAACGAGCAATGGAATTAGACACTGAGAAAAACCACCAACTCCAATAAAGAGAAAAGCCCCAGCGATTAAGCCGGGGCTATCCCAGGAGTGCGGGACCAACCGCAAACCTACTGAGGACTGAACAATAACCACGAGGATTATTATCAGCGTGGTTGAGTGACCAAACCCAACCATGGGAAAGCATACCATGACTATTGAATTCATCAACAAACTCCAATACCACCACCGCGTTACCGGCGACGACTTCAACCTGTATCCCAAACAATCTGGCCTGAAATTCTTCTTCGTCTGTGTTTTAGGCGCGTTCATGTTTCTGGCTATCGCTATCAAAATCTGAGGGCTGACCAATATGACTAACAAAATCAACTTCCCCGAGGTAATCATTAAGGATGATGCTGCACCAGTTTTATATACCAACGGTGGATTAAAGGCATTTGTAGACCAAGCACGCCAAGCAGTTGAAAACGAAGTGGTAGACGCAACGACTAAAGAAGGTCGCGCTCGTGGTAAATCTTTGGCTAGACAGGTATCCAGTAGCAAAAATGCTATTGAAAAACCGGGCAGAGACTATTTACGGCGCTTGAAAGAAGCAGTTAAACCAGCAGAACAAGAGTTACGGTGGTTTGTTGATGAAATGGATAAGCTACGTGACGATGTTCGCCGTCCTGTTGATGAATGGGAAAGTAAGGAAAAACAAAGAATTGAAAAGCTAAATGAGAAACTTAGCTTTTTGAGAAATGCAGGCAACGTTATAGATGAGCTCGGTAATTTGCAAAACTCTCAAATAATCGAAAGCCGTTTAGAGACACTAAAAAATACAGTGATTGACGAAAGTTGGTTTGAAATACAACAAGAGTCTATTGCTGCAAAAGATGCCTCTATCACCAAGTTAGAGCAGGCACTAATCGTTGCTCGTGAGAATGAAGCTCAAGTCGCTGAACTTTCCCGACTCCGCAGGGAAGCAGAAGACAAAAAACGTCATGATGAAATTGAACGAGTAAAACGGGAAGCGGCTGATTTTGCGAGGATAACCGCTGAAGCTGAAGCAGATCGAAAACTTCAGACTCAGCGTGATGCGGCGGCCAAGGCAGAAGCAGAGGCTAAAGCAGAAAGAGATATGCTTCAGCAGCAAGCCCTATTAGCGGAGGCACGGCGCAAGAAAGATATTGAAGATGCGGAAAATCGCGCACGCTTCGAAGCTGAAAAAAGCCAGCGCGAGCACTTGCAAGAAGAGCAGCGCCGTCAAGAAGAACAAAATAAGCGAGAAGCAGATAAAGCGCATCGCCAAAAAATATTTGGTGAGATCATGGATAACTTAGTTCAAGAAGCAGGAATTGACCGGGTTGCTGCCCGTGCAATTGTTGTTGCAATTGCCGCACGAAAAATAGCTCATACACAAATTAATTTCTGAGGTGCTCATGAATCCGGGTATTTACTATGACATTCCAAACGAGACTTATCACTCTGGCTCTGGAGTGAGTAAATCAATGCTGGATATGGTCGCTTTAGATCCCTCGCTTATTCAATGGCGGAAGAATGCCCCCGTCGATACAGAGAAGCTCTCAGCGCTCGATATGGGTACAGCGCTGCACTGTGCACTACTTGAGCCAGATGAGTTTGATAACCGATTTATCAAAGCCCCTCTGTTCAATCGTCGGTCAACCGAAGGTAAGGATAAAGAAAAAGCTTTCATCGCTGATTGCGAGGGTGGCGGAAAAATTATTTTAGATCATGAACAGCATCGCCAATTAACGCTAATGCAGGGGAGTACCTTCGCCCATCCGGCAGCAAAATTTTTACTCGAAGAGGACGGTTTCTGTGAATCATCTATTTACTGGATAGATGATGAAACGAGCGAATTATGCCGCGTCCGCCCTGACAGATATTTGAAAAACCGCCCTGTTGTTATTGATGTGAAGAAAACTGCTGATATGGAGCGTTTTTTTCGTTGGCATATTGAGGGGTTTCGTTATCACGTACAGGCTGCTATGTATTCCGATGGCTTTTATCAGCATTTTGGAGAGTGGCCACAATTTATATTCATCGTCGTCAGTGAAACTATTGACTGTGGTAGGTACCCAGTACGAGTCGTTAAGTTGGATACAGTAAAGATGGATCGAGGAAATCGCCTGTATCGAAGCGACTTAATGACATATCACGAGTGTAAAGTTTCAAATAACTGGGGCGGCATTGAAATTGTTTAAGAGGTTTAACTAACATGTCACAGTTAATGATAATTCAGGAGAATCTATCCAAAGAACTTGAGCCAGCCCGTAATATTCTCCCCAAACATATTCCTTTTGACCGGTTTGTGAATGCCGCAGCTGTCGCCCTTGCAAATAATGCTGACCTTTACTCATCAGAGCCACAAAGCCTTATTAATGCACTCACTATGTGCGCCAAAGATGGGTTAATCCCTGATGGTCGTGAAGCGGCAATGGTCGTTTTTAATACCAAAGTCAAAAGAGACAATAAAGATATTTGGATAAAGAAAGCCCAATATATGCCCATGGTTGACGGTGTAATGAAACGGGCGCGGCAATCTGGCGAAGTTGAAATTATTGCTTCGCGTATTGTTTATGAAAATGATGAGTTTGACGCATGGATGGACGACACTGGCGAGCATATTCGGTACCGGCCGACGCTCAAAACTCGTGGAGGTTATCTCGGTTCATTCGCTTATGTTCGAATGAAAACAGGCCACGTGCAATTCGAATGGATGAATCATGAAGATATAGAAAAAGTTCGTATGGCGAGTAAAAACAGCGATAGTGGCCCTTGGAAAGATTGGTGGGAGGGTATGGCAAGAAAATCAGTTATGCATCGACTCGCTCGGCGTTTGCCAAATAGCTCTGAATTGATGGAAATGCTTGAACGCGGCAATGAAATGAATTGGCAGAAACAACAAGAAGAACGCGACATAACACCCCAGAGCAATATCCCAGACACTATTTCATCGCTTAATAATGCCATCAATGGTCAACCAGAGGATATTTCACCCACTGAATATGTTATGAGTGATGATGACCGGCAAATGTTCGATGACCTAATCTGGCAAATGGAGGAATGTCAGAACGCTAATGAATTGAAATCTGTTAGCGCTAAGGTTCGAACAATGCAAAAAGATCAAGCGAGTACCGATGAAGCTAATAAAACATATTCAGCAGTAAAACAACGCCTAAGCAGCCAAGAAAGCAATATTTAGTATTTCCTCTCCCCTATATTAACAAGTTCCCCACAGGTAACCCATTATGACCACACAGGCCACCACAGCCAGTGTGCTGGAGTCATCCCTGCGTCCAGTTCGGGCGCAGTTAGACCTTGCCATTGAGCAGACTACCGGCACCGCACAGCGCTCTATAGAGAGCGCGACTGTTTTACTCAACCAAGCACAGTCCCTATGTATTGAACAACTCAACATTGAGACTGACGAGTACAACCTTTTATTCGACCGTTTAGAAAAAACTGAAAACGACCTAACCACGAAATCCTTGGCGTTAACACAAGTGCAGGAACGCATAGAAAATGCAGACCTGTCAGTGAGTGAAGCCAATGCACAGCGAGACAGTATTTCAGCCAAATACAACCTGTCACTTTCCGACCAGCGAGTATTGGCCACTGAAGTGAATCGGCTGAAATCACTGAATCCTGAAAAAATGAAAATCCAGATTGTTCGCCTGAAAGATGATCTGGAGAACAAAAGAACCCTATTAAACCAGCAACTAACGGAGATCCGGCGATACAAAAAAGAGGTGGCAGAAAAAACCAGCAAACTGGCTGTCATGGTCAATGTTAATGACCAATTGAATAATGCCGTTTCTGACCTCACCAACCGGATCCAGCGTATGGATGGTGACGTCGAACCAACCTATTACCGTGGTCATGATGGCACTGAGTTTTACTTTTATACCTTCCAGTGGGGGCTAAAACTGCGCTCAGGTGATTACGATATGCAGCTCATTAACGATATTGACTGGCATATTGAAATCCGCACCACCAGCGGCATTGGCCTGATCGTTTCGGTGAATGAGTGGGCATTGCCGGTCTACCCGATGGTTGATGACTTCAAACAGAACTGGCCGGATGGCCTAACACCCGCAGTTACCCAGCGTATTCGTGATCTGCTTGAGCCTACTCACCCACATTGGGTGAAGCGGGCCGAATGGGCCGAAACCGTACTGACCGAAACCCTGCCGTTGAAAGAACAACATTTAGAACTGCTGGCCCGCGCGGGGATCCATTCTTTGTTTGATGTTGTCCGTCGAACGCCGGATATGTTGGCTAATGTCGTCAAAGGCTTCGGGGCTGCCAGCGCCCGCCAGGTACATGCTCAATGCACCCGAATCGTCAAAGACTGGGAATTAGAGCAGAAACAAAAGGAAGCCGCATGATGGATGAGGAACTGAACCTAAGCAACGGCTGCTATTTTAAGGAAGATGACCGGGCCGACTACACCGCTTGCATCATCTGGCTAATGCGCTCCCGCGCAGAGATCCGCAGTGGTAATCCCTATCGACCGATGCCAAAACCGATTTATCCCGGTAATGAGCAATGGCGTGGCTTATCTCAGGTGAATACGGTCGATATCGGTATTCGTAAACGCTACTCACTGGAAGTTTTACTGGCTATCTATCAGTTTCACCGCGCTGGCCACAATGAAAACGTGATTGCCAGTGATACCGGTATTCCGGTGACCACTATCCGCAAGATGTTAGAGCATAAAACCCAGAGCCAGCGCAAAGCATGGCAATTGGCGCACCAGCTCCGCATCCCCTCCAAGAGAGACATTATCAACCGGTTAATACGGGAGATTTAGTTGTAGAGGAAAACCCCATGAGTATGGGTAATTTATTTCGAAAAAATAAACTGAGGACTGACCAATGACCAACGATAAAACTCACCAGATTGATGCACCAACATTTTCTGTATCCCAGCAACCTACTGAGTTGCCCCTTTCAGCCTTACTTACTCAGCGTTGCGTCGAATTTTCCAACAGCCCGAAAGCTGTCGAAATTATCGACAAAGGCATTGAAAAACTCTTTGGTAACTGGTTGAAGATGCTTTCGGCTCATATAGCAACTTCAGCAAGGTCATGAAAAACGCAATGAAAGCCGCGCTGCCTACCAACGTCGAGAACATCATCGAGCTGGAACGCTATAACAGCCTTATAACCCGATTAATGCGCGAAAAATGGGAAACGGCTGGTATCGAAAGCGGCATAGTCAAAAAGATGGATGAAATGATAACTGAGTTCACTTCAGAGGGAGTGATACCAAAATTCATTAAAGCATCTGATCTCTGGGCGGCGTTTGTAGAAGATAACAGTGAAAGAGCCAGCGAAGAACGTTGGGATAACCCTCAGTCCATTTTTGAAGATGACCGTGATGATGGTTTTATTTATGTCGGATTACACGCCGAACCGGCTGGCGGTTATAAAACAGAAGTTAGCAAAGCATACAACTGCGATGTCTATTTGGGTTTTCGCGCTGAGCGTGTAGATGGATGGAGAAGCGCGCAAATCCTACACGACGAATGTCCAGTCTATGAACTGTTCTCAGGCAGTTTGGAGCATAACAAGATACTTGGCAAAAGAATCATTAAAGCATATAGCCGCTTTGAGAAGCTTGTACTTGCGCTATATCACGGTGGAAGTCTCTTAGTGTGGGATTCGGCACCAGACGACCTTTATTACCCTGGCAACGATTAATCAGGAGCGAGGTATGTCTCAGGAACTGGCTTTGAAATTTAGCACCGCAGATCCAGAACAACTACTGGGCATACTTCCTACGAAAGAGGTTCTAGATTAATGAATAATGAAATCGCTTTATCAAATAGGTTTGATTATTATGGAGTGGAGATTTCACCACAAAATAGAGATTTACCAAGCATTTATCCATACCAAAAAACATTGGCATAAGTAAGGTTAATACTTTATAGAAATACAAACACCCCTTAATAAATAAGGGGCTGTGTTAGGTTAAGTAGATTAAGCATTAATTAAATGTTTACTTTTCCTTGTAAACATCTGCAGTAGCATGGATTTTATTATTTGTGTTAGCCGAAGTAAGTACGTATATATCACCTCCTTTCTCATCGGCCTTTTTAGATAGTTCAGTCTTTGCATCAGACTGCGATACTTCGCCGGCAGTGGAAATGTGTGCAACTTTTACATAGTGACCTTTCACCTTTTCAAAATCTACTTTTGACATTAACTCTGCTGACATCACATTGAAAGTGAGAGCACTAACGAAAATACACAGTATGTATTTTTTCATAAAATATTCCTTTAGTTGGTAGTGTGTATGGCATTCTAATAAAACTGACTAGTTACATTTAACCAAGTTTAAGTATCTACTAATTTATATATGTAATGAACCACACCTGTTGATAACATGTCTCGTTGTATATATTCCCTCTATTATTTCTGATAAAAGTTTTTCGGGATTATTATTAATGATCAAGGTAGAGATAATGCATCCAACTAGTCATTCGCAGTAGCACCTTACGCATAACAGAAACATGAGTAAAATGGTCAGAATAAACAGCAACCTGAGCAAAAATACCATCAGGTAATGCCTCTACATCAACATTGGATTCCAGTTCAATGACAGCCAATACACCATCAGTACCAGGAGTAATGCTCAGTGATTGCAATGCTCCCTGAGCCTGATATGTTCCTCCAGGAACTACGGGTAGAATTCTGACGAGTTTCCCTTGGAAAACCTGGCCTGGTAATGCATTAAAAACAACTTCAGCTTCATCACCAGCTTGCAGGCGCAGCAATGAATTTTGACGGAATTGCGCAATAATCTGCCGTTTTTGTTCCGGAATAAAAACCATAACCGGGCGCAACGGGAGTGCTGCAGCATAGGTTCCGGGACGGATGAGCACCTGAGTTACATAACCGTTACTGGGAGCGCGGATAATGGTTTGTTCAAGATTGTATTTGGCTTCTGCTAATTGGGCTTTGAGGCTGACTATCTGAGATTGTTCCCCATTTATAACGCTATCTATCTGACTTCTTATTTGTGCCTGTTCGGCTACTGAACCTTTCACGAGCGCATCTTGCGCCAGATAGTTTTGTCGCGCATTATCAATATCACTTTCAGAAAAAGGATTAACTTTTGCTCTACTTCCTCGAACATAGCGTTGGTAGTCTTTATATAATCGATCCCGTTCGGCAGTCACACCCGATGTATTGGCCATCGCCTCATCTAATTGCCCCTTAAGAACCAGCGTATTATGGATTGCCGTTATTAAATCAGCCTGTAGTCGATCAACTCGAGCCTGATACCTAGTTGCATCAATTTTAAAAAGTATTTCACCTTTTTCTATAAATACATTTTGTTTATTAGTGACTTCACTAACCACTCCAGTCACCTGAGGTGTGATAGGAATAGAAATAACGGCCTTTTGTGCTTGAAAAGTATAGGGATGATTATAGTTCATCAATAAAATTAGCGCGCCAATTAAAAAAACACCACCTAATGCAGCGGTGGGAACAGTCCATTTATTTACCGGTATTTTGAATATTTTAAATATGGACCAGGCAAACGCAACATATGTTAAAATAATGAGTAAATCCATGATGTTACTCCGCTGGAGGAATTGTATTATCGGCCAGTTTTACTTCTAAATCTGTTACGCGCTGCTGGAGATGGGCAAATGAAGCCTCCTGACCTTGCATACCCCAACCACGTTCAGGCCGATATAGGGTGGCCCATATCCATAAAAATGGCCATATGACATGCAGAGTGAACAGGCTTACCCATCCTGCAACATGAATAGCATCAGCATGAGGATGATTCCGTGATTTTGCAATCAGATAGGGAATATCATGAAGAATTATTATCCCGTAAAAAATCACGAGGAGGACAAAAATAAGCACACCTAAAGCAAAATAATTAAGGAACATAGCCACCTCGAATAGACGAACTGCTCATCATCAATAAAGATAGACATATCTTTTCATAATTGTTATTGAAACTGTAAAATTTTTTACAGAACTCAATGCATCATATTACTTAAAGAGATAACCGCATTTAACAGGGATGCTTATTTCTTTTCAAAATGAGGGTAATACTACCTGCCATGAATCGATGGATAATTGATAAGTAGAAAACTACATCCTTACATTTTCATCGCACTTAGCAAGAAAGTAGGTGATGTATAACAATGATCACTATTGGACCAAGTTGCCAAATCCGTTCCTTTTGCACCAAAAATCGAATTCGTATTTGTTCACTAGTTGAGTGAGAGATAATACTACCGAACTATCTGCGGCCAAGAACGACGATTCTGTTGGAAATCGCTGCATTATGCTCATAATTTCAAACAATGATCAGCTCATTGAAAATACAAAACAGATTTATTATCTGATCTGCCACTCGTTGAGCATAAATAGTTAAACTTTGTTAGATATATCTGTCTATTGTACTTCAACCATGTATCCATTTAACGATCAACGACCTTACACTTGTCTTTCATCAGAGCCTGAATCAACAACAATTCATCATTACAGTTTATAGTACTGTAGTCTAGCCCCTTTATTTCATTGAAGATCAGGTAGAGAAAACAAGCACTGGGGTAAGCTGCTGGGAAAACCCGGATAATATAACGATTCCCGATATCTAAGTTGCCCCTTGTGGGTAGATTATACCTTTATTGCTTATAAGTGATTGGTCACACCACGAGATTGATAATTGACTATATAATAAATAACACATAATAATTCTAAAGAAACAGTAGTACATGCCCTCAATGTTAGTTCCCAAAATAGGAATTTAATTACTAACCACAAACAAGACACGAATCAACTGTAACCCTCACCATCTAGACATTCATAGCCCCTTACCACCCCAGACCAAACGACCATAATAGGGCGTAACATCTTTGCGCCCTTTCCTACTGAGGAAAGACCAATGACCAAACTACTGACATTAGAAGAATGGGCGGAAGAAACCTACCGCAGTAAGCAACCAACACCCCAGACACTCCAACGCTGGGCGCGAGGCGGCAATATTTACCCTGCACCTGAAAAACATGGGCGCGAGTATCGTGTACAGCCAGGCGCGATTTATATTCAGCCTAAAAGTTATCGGCTGGCAAAAGAAATACTCAAAACGTCATCCAGCACAAGTTCGTCACTGATAGAGAGAATTAATCATGGCATCAAGGCCAAAACGATATGATGCCAACTTACCCAAAAATCTGACATATCGGCGATATTACAAATCTTATTACTGGCGAAATCCACTTACAGGAAAAGAGATCCCTCTGGGACAAATCGCCCGGAGGGATGCCATCTCTCAGGCCATTCAGGCTAACAACTATATTGAATCAAACTTTCAGCCAGTAGCCCTACTGGAACGATTGCAAGCCCCTGCCCCAACTCCTGCGGCTAAAGCCGAAGTTAATACCGTAGCGAGTTGGCTAAAGCGCTATTCAGAGATATTAAAGCGTCGTGAGCTGGCTGAGAACACTATGAAAATGAGAGTCCTGCAAATCGGATATATTAACCAGCAATTTGGAGATAGGCCGATCGAAACCGTTACCACCAAGCATATCGCTGATTTTATTAATACCTATGTCGATAACGGTAAAAGCTCGATGGCAGTAAATTTGCGTTCTGTTTTATCTGATGTTTTTAGGGAAGCCATTGCTGATGGGTTAATTAGCACCAATCCTGTGGAAGCAACACGCACTCCATCACCAAAAGTTAAGCGGGAACGGCTCGACTATGCTGCCTTTTGCAAGATTTATGAGGCTGCCGGCCAACAGCAAAACTGGGTTCAACTTAGCCTGGCGTTAGCGCTGATTACCGGCCAACGCCGTGATGACGTGCGGCAACTAAAAAGAAGTGATGTACATAATGGCAAGCTTTGGATAGTCCAGAGTAAAACCAAGATGCAGATAGCGATATCGCTATCATTACGGCTGGAAATAATGAGTACCACAGTTGGAGACGTCATAGAACAATGCATGAACAACAGTAAAAGTGAATATCTCATCAGTTCGTCTAGTAAAAGTTCAGGCAGAGAACCGGGGGCATTAAATGCCGACTCACTCACTAAAGCATTTGTTAAAGCATTGAAGGCAACCGATCTGATTTATGACATATCCCCGCCCAGTTTTCACGAGATCCGCAGCCTAGCTTCCCGACTGTATGAAGCAGAATACGGTAAGGAATTTGCACAGAAATTGCTCGGTCACAAGTCGATGAAAATGACGAATGTATACCTGGATTCACGTAAAAATGAGTGGGTAGAAATTTAGGCCGAGTATCAAGATTTCGGACAAATTTCGGACATTTTCGGACGAAGAGAAAAAATACCAATAAAATCAATAAGATAAAAAGAGACCGAATACGATTCCTATATTCGGTCTAGGGAAATGGCTCTTGGGAGAGAGCCGTGCGCTAAAAGTTGGCATTAACGTAGGCTTGTTCAGCCATACTCTTTAAGAGTAGTCGAGGACATGTGTTTCGCCAACTTAGCAACAGAAGTAATTAATAACGGTTGCAAACTAATTTAAATGATACAAATTAGCCTACCAGTTAAGAAAGGTAATTATCTGTTAAATAGAAAATAAAGGCCGTAGCGATGCTCAAGTTGTCGTGCTTACTTTTCGCATAAAGTCATCGCACGCTGTTGGAAAGGTAGCAAACTCATCTTTTGACCAGGGTTCTCGCTATCATCTAATAATAAAATATCTAGCGGTTTCGCAAGGACATGGCCTGCTTTCATTTGTTCAGATGCAACATCATTAAGTGGATATTGCGCTAATGTGCTGGGATTTATCACAAACAAAGCTCCCCCTGAGCGGCATTCCAACATCACCTCTTCTCGGGTAAATGCCCATTGTTTGCCAAATTCAAACTTACTGACAGTCACTATTTTCCCAGCGGCAAAAGCATTCACGGATAACATCAGTAACGATAACGTCAGCACCAAACCTTTCAT